TCTGAGTGAGGGATATTTGTATGAGCAGTTTGGAAAACATGTTCCTGTTTCTGGACTACCTGACCGATACCCAGCGAAAAAGACATATTGTTGGCGGTGTCCTGATGAGTGTGTCTCTCTTTTTCGGAGGGCTCGCATTCACTATGATGACTGTCAAAGAAGGAGATTCCAATGAAAAACTGGATTCGTGATATTTTACTGGTGAGCGCCGGCTTTGCGGCTGGCGCTTATTTTATGCATGTTCGGATGCGCGGGGAGTATCAGAAGTTTGCTGATGCGCAGATCGAAGATGTCCGTGAGCATTACAAGAAAAAAGAGCAGCACATTGACGAACAGATCAAAGTTGAAGCTCAGAAGCAAGCCGTTGACCTGATTTCTGGTCCGTATCGTCAGGAAAGTGACCAGGAAAAGCCTGACAAAGAGCCGCTGGAGCCTATCGAGATCATTGAGCCGGACGAATTCGGCTGCGATGATGACTATGAGACCAGCTTTCTGACCCTGTTCGCAGATGGTGTGCTGGCCTACGACAGCGACGGCTCCAAAGTGGATGACGTTGAAGCAGTTGTCGGACAGAAAGCTCTGGACGAGATGGGCAAATTTATGCCCGACACGATCCATGTACGCAACCATGCCTATCGCAAGGACTTTGAGGTGGTAAAGGCGCTCCAGAACTACGCAGATGTGTATCGGGAGCGGGAAGAGGAGGACTATGACGATTGACGAGATGAAAGCCGACATCGAAAAAAGATATTTCGAGTGGCTTTACGAGCTGGTCTGCGGAAAGTGGGAACCGAGAAATCTCTCTTTTCGCAGACTGTTGACATTTCTGTACGACACACAGTTCGTCCCGGATAATGAAATGGACTGCAATCGAGCGATAGATGGCGAAAATCTGCGGGGACGGTTTGCTGAGGAATGCAATGATATTCCGGGCACGATTCCTGAAAACAACGTATCTGTGACTTTTCAGGGGAAGCCGTGCAGCATGCTGGAAATGATGGTGGCGCTGGCACTTCGGTGCGAAGAAACCATCATGGAAGATGCAGATATCGGAAACCGGACCGGACAGTGGTTCTGGAGCATGGTCGTCAGTCTCGGTCTGGCTTCGATGGACGACAATCGGTTCCATCAGAGCCGGGCAGAATTCGTGATCGAGCGCTTCCGCCGCAGGGACTACCAGCCCAATGGCGCAGGCAGCCTGTTTACCCTGCAGAACCCGAAAGATGACATGCGTACGCTTGATATTTGGTACCAGATGATGGCGTGCCTGAATGAAAATGATATTTGAGGAGGATTTTGTTATGGAAACCAATATTTACTATCAGCTCGCCCAGACCGAGTGCGCCCTCGACAGATGCAAGGTACGCCTGTTCAAGAAGAACCTGGCACTGATCGGCGTGGCGGGTATCGCATATCTGTTTGCGAAAGCGTTTGCTATGGAATGCAAGAAGGCAGTGGATGCAAAGAAAGAGCGCGATGAGCTGGCAGAGAAGTACGACGGAGCCATGGACGAACTGAACCGGATGAAGAAGACCGGAGAGAGCAAGTCTATCCACTGCGACGGCCATGCGACCCTGACCAACGCTTGATATTTACCTCGAAGAAAGGAGGAAATTGATTGCCAATGATTGATTTCCTTTTCATTGCCCGCAGAACGGGCAAACACGGGGTGATCGAGATCTATCCCAAATTCATTATCAAGCATTCCAAGGACTTGATGATTCGAGGCGGGGACTTCTACGCAATCTGGTTACAGGAACGCGGATTATGGTCTACGGACGAGCAGGATGCGCTGCAGCTCATCGACAGGGAACTTGATCATTATGCCCAGACCCACAAGGCGGACTTCGACAATTATCGGGTGCTCCACATGTGGGATGCAGAATCCGGCATGATTGATATTTGGCACCGGTACTGCCAGCGTCAGATGCGGGATTCGTTCGTTATGCTCGATGAGCAATTGATATTTTCCAACACCGAGGTCAAAAAAGAAGATTACGCATCAAAGCGGCTCCCGTATCCGTTGGAGCAGGGAAGTATCAAGGCTTGGGATGAGCTGATGAGCGTTCTGTATGCGCCGGACGAGCGGATGAAGATCGAGTGGGCGATTGGAGCTATTGTGAACGGGGATTCGAAGAAAATTCAGAAGTTCATGGTGATGTATGGTGCACCGGGTACGGGTAAGTCTACCGTCATCAACATTATCCAAAAACTGTTCGCTGGATATTATTCGGCCTTTGATGCAAAGGTTCTTGGATCATCTTCAAATGCTTTTGCGCTGGAAGCCTTCAAAGCAAATCCGCTGATCGCGATTCAGCACGACGGTGACCTGAGCCGCATCGAGGACAACACCCGAATCAACTCACTGGTCTCTCACGAATCCATGACCGTTAATGAAAAGTTCAAGTCTGCCTACGAGAATCGCTTCAAATGCTTCCTCATCCTCGGTACCAACAACCCGGTACGCATCACCAACGCGAAGTCGGGTATTGTTCGGCGTCTGATCGATGTGGAGCCCACTGGCAATAAGGTGCCAGCTAAGAAGTACGAGGAGCTGGTTTCGCAAATCGACTTTGAGCTTGGTGCTATTGCATGGTACTGTCGTAATGTCTACGAGAACAACAAGCATGCCTATGACGATTATATTCCCATTCGCATGTTGAGCGCTTCGAATGACATGTACAACTTTATGGAGGACAGTTACTATGTCTTCAAGAAGGAAGACGGTGTTTCGCTGCAGGTTGCATGGGAAATGTACAAAAATTTCTGCACGAGCACGAATGTTCCGTACATGAGTTCCCGGCGAGTATTCAAGGAAGAACTGATGAACTACTTCCGCGATTACAAGGAGCGGGTCAACACGGACAGTGGCGAGCGCATCCGAAGCTACTACAGCGGTTTCAAGACGGAAAAGTTCGAGAAGAAATCGGACTTTGGTGCGCCAATCCCCGAAAAGCAGGCATCTTGGATCGACTTTAAGGTGCGGCATTCGGTTCTGGATGATATTTGTAAGGACTGTCCTGCACAATACGCAAAAGAAAACGGCACACCAACCGACTACTGGGAAAACGTAAAGTCGAAGCTGTCGGACCTCGATACGAGCAGGCTGCATTACATCAAGGTACCCGAGAATCACATCGTCATCGACTTTGATATTCCGGGAGAGGATGGCAAAAAGTCCTTTGAACGAAACCTCGAAGCGGCAAGCAAGTGGCCGAGAACCTATGCAGAACTGAGCAAATCTGGCGCAGGAATCCACCTGCATTATATTTACTCCGGCGATGCATCGAAGCTCAGCAGAATCTACGACGAGCACATCGAGGTCAAGGTCTTTACCGGTAAGAGTTCACTCCGAAGAAAGCTCTCAAAATGCAATGATATTCCGGTAGCGTCCATCAGCTCCGGTTTACCAATGAAGGGAGAAAAAATGGTTAGCACTGATCGTGTCCAGAGCGAAAAAGGACTGCGCATCATGATTATGCGCAATCTGAACAAAGAAATTCATCCCTATACCAAACCGTCCATCGACTTCATCTACAAAATCCTTGAGGACGCCTACAACAGTGACCTCACCTATGATGTGGACGACATGCGCAACGCAATTCTCGGGTTTGCGGCTTCCAGCACGAATCAGGCAGACGCTTGCCTGAAAATCGTATCCAAGATGCACTTCAAGTCCAAAGAGCCTACCGTAGCAGTAACTTATGAAGCACCAATCGTGTTCTTTGACTGTGAGGTGTTCCCGAACCTGCTTCTGGTCAATTGGAAGTTCCAGAGCAAGCCGGACAAAGACGAACCTACAGTCTACCGGCTGATTAACCCGAGTGCGGATGATATTGCAAAGCTTTCGCAGTATCGCCTGATCGGATTTAACAACCGCAAGTATGATAATCACATCCTGTATGCCCGTATGATCGGATGGTCGGTCGAGGCAATCTACAACCTGTCCCAGCAGATCATCAACGACCATACAGGCTTTTTCGGTGAGGCATACAACTTCTCGTATACGGATATTTACGACTTCAGCGCCAAGAAGCAGAGCCTGAAGAAGTTCGAGATCGAGCTCGGCATCCACCATCAGGAACTTGGGCTGCCTTGGGATCAGCCTGTACCGGAAGAAAAGTGGGAAGAAGTTGCCCGGTATTGCGACAACGATGTTCTGGCGACAGAAGCGGTCTTCAATGCTCGGCAGGCAGACTTCGTTGCCCGGGAAATTCTGGCAGATGTGGCAGGCATGACCGTCAACGACACCACCAACAGCCTGACCACGCGAATCATCTTTGGCAAGGAGAAGCATCCGAGACTGGTCTATACGGATCTGGCGACAGGCGAGTCGGATGATCTGGTTGAGGTGGAGCCGGATATTCTCACAAAGACTACCTATCTCAATGCCTTCCCGGGCTACGAGTGGGTCAGAGGCGAAGATGGTCGGATGCACAATATGTTCCGTGGTACGGATCTGGGCTTGGGCGGTTATGTCTATGCTGAACCCGGTATGTACTGGAATGTGGCTCTGCTGGACGTGGCTTCTCTGCATCCGCACTCTGCTGTCGCCCTTAACTACTTTGGTGAGTACACCAAGAACTTCAATGACTTGATGGATGTTCGTATCTATGTCAAGCACAAGGAGTATGACAAGGCCAAGAAGCTGTTTAACGGCAAACTGGCCAAGTATTTGGACGACCCCAAGCAGGCTAAGGCATTGTCCCAGGCACTGAAAATCGCCATCAACTCCGTGTACGGTCTGACCAGCGCGACCTTCGACAATCCATTCCGCAATCCTAAGAATGGCAACAACATTGTGGCCCTGCGTGGTGCTCTGTTTATGCGTACTTTGCAGGATGAGGTGCAGCAGCGCGGATTCACCGTGGCGCACATCAAGACGGATTCTATCAAGATTCCTGACGCAACGCCAGAAATCATTGACTTCTGCATGAGGTTCGCTCAGCAGTATGGCTATACGTTTGAGCATGAGGCTACATACGAGAAAATGTGCCTTGTAAACGATGCCGTGTACATTGCCAGATATTTGGATGCAGACCAGTGTCAGGCTCAGTATGGCTACATTCCGGAGAAGAATGGTGAGCACAGCAAAGAGTGGACGGCGACCGGCACCCAGTTCCAGATTCCGTATGTGTTCAAAACACTGTTCTCGCATGAACCGGTGGTGTTTGCAGATCTTTGCCAGACGAAGACGGTTTCCAAGGGCGCTATTTATCTGGACAAGAACGAAGACCTGCCCGAAGGCGAGCACAATTATATTTTTGTTGGCCGTGTTGGCTCGTTCTGTCCCATCAAACCCGGATGTGGTGGTGCTGTACTGCTGCGCGAGTCTGGCATTAATGATGCTGGCGAGAAGACCTATGCGGCAGTCGGTGGCTCAAAGGGCTATCGCTGGCTTGAAAGTGAGATGGTTCATGAACTCCAGATGGAGAAGGACATTGACCGTTCTTACTTTGACAAGATGGCCGATGATGCTGCGGACGCCATTGCGAAATACGGCGACTTTGAATGGTTTGTGGCAGACGATGCCGGTGAACCGCCTTGGCAGAAACCCGACATGCCCTGGAATGATATTCAGGACGAAGCAGCATGAAATTTTGAGGTGAGATAAATAATGGATTCCATTGAAAGAGCACTGCGCGATCAATTTTATATCGACATGAATTATCGATTGGGGCTTCCTCAGATCGATTATGACCGTCAGTCCACGGAGCAGGCCAAGAAGAATGATACCGTGCGGTTTGGCATGTGTAATGTCAGCATCCGCAAAGTTATCTTCAATGACCCGGCAACCATTGTTCTGTGGTCGGATGGCACGAAGACCGTGGTAAAGTGCGGCCCGGAAGATACTTTCGACATGGAAAAGGGGCTTGCTATGGCCATTGCCAAGAAGATGGCAGGCAATGATAACCGGTTCCATAAGGTTTTCAAGCAGTACCCCAAGAAGAAAAAGAAGGAACCGGGTTCTGTCGGTTCGATTATGGACATGATGGCCGGTCTGAATCAGGCTGCGGCAATCGCAACCAAGACCGTACATGAACTTGCCCATATGGCTGCCGGTGAAGCTGAGCGGGGTGAATGAGCGTGAAGTGCCCCTTTCAGAAATATGAGAGTGAATATTCGTCGCATGAAAAAGGTCAGTTCATGGATTGTTATGAGGAAAACTGCATGGCATACCGCCCAAAGAAAGAGCTGGCCGGTGGAGTGACACTCGAGGCTGGCTGTCGGCTCGTTGACGAATATGTTGAGCACTCTACGCCGTTCAATAACTACAACACATTATAAATAAGGTAAGGAGATAGATATTTTATGTACCAGAAGCGTCAGAAAGTCAATATTGACGATACCCGTTTTATTTACCAGACCAATTTCTCGGGTGACCCTGCCCGCGACCGTTTCGGCTCCGACAAGCGCCGTGTCAACGTCGTGATCCCTACGTTTGAGCAGGCGCAGCAGATGATGGATATGGGCATCAACGTCAAGCAGACCAAGCCCAACCCGAACTACACCTATGAGGAACCGTTCGTGCCGACCTTCTATGTTCCGGTTACGGTCAACATGGACTCCAAGTGGCCGCCGCATGTCTACTGGATCACTCTGCAGGGCAAGCGCCTGCTGTTCACGCCTGAGACCATCGGCCAGCTGGACTTTATCCGCGTTAAGAACGTCTGCTGCCAGGCAAATCTCGTGGAGAAGCGCAATGCTCCTGGCGAGTTTACGCTGTATGCGGACGTGATGTACGTGGAGCAGGACGAGGACGCCGATCCGTACGCAGAGCGCTATACGCACCGCGATGCTGCACCCGATGCAGATATGGCTGAGCCCAACGATCCGAACGACATGCCGTTCTAAGGAGGAGTACATGAAGAAACTGTTTATCAGCTGCCCGATGCGGGGACGGAGCAACGAATCCATCTTGGCTTCAATCGAGCAAATGCATAAAATTGCGGAAGCGATTTTTGGCGAGGAACTGGAGGTCGTTCAAACTCATGTGATTATGAATGAACCGCCCCGAAATGCTGATGAGCGCCTGTGGCATCTCGGCAATTCCATTCAGAAGATGGCAACGGCCGACTACTTCATCGGCGTTTATGACGCAGATAAGGAAAACGATGGCTGTATCATCGAAAACCACGTGGCGAAACTCTATGGCGTTCCGCGGTATCTTGTCGACATCAAGTATATCGCACCGGATGTCATGGAAGAACGCGATTCTTTGTGGAAGTAAATGATATTTCCGAGTGCCAAGGTCAGTCCTTGGTTGAATGTCCAGCCGGTGAGTGCCCACGTCGCAAATGGCGTTCTCAGAGGAAACGGCTCGGTTTTATATTTCTGAGAGAGCTTGTAGTGTAGCGCGGGCTCTCTTTTATTTTGGGTCAGTAGCTTAGCTAGGTTTAAAGCCGGCAGCTCATAACTGCTTGATCGCGGGTTCAAATCCTGCCTGACCCACCAGCGGCGCAAGCCTTATATTTGAATAAGCAAAGGAGAAAACAGCATGAGCACAATAAACTATGCCCCGGCAATTGTGAAATGGATGGTCGAGGAAGGCACCAAGAACACCTCCAGCGGCAACTGGATATTCACGAGCGCGGAAATCGCAGAAGCATTTCCTGTAGCCGAAAGCAGTGTGATTGAGATGTTTGGAGTGATCCTAACCGAACTTTATCAGCATGAAGCTGTGGCGGAAGCAACTGTGAATTTCGAGAGCGACGGTTCGGCGACTTTCGATTTGACCTTCTACACAGATTACTGCCCGAACATCCGCGATGAAATAAAGGTTGGGTGATTTCTATGGGTGATAGCAAAGTTACAAAGCGCTGTGCAAAGTGCGGCGCTATGATGTACAACGTGTCTGTGGCAAGAAAATATTGTGACTTCTGCAGATTTAGCTATGCAACCAATGATTTGCCATTGCCTTTTGAGCACCCGAAGTACATTGGACCAACTCTGCAGGAAATCATGAGAGAGGCTACCAAGGATGGACGACTTCAGTATGCAGAATACTGTAAAAAGCACGGACTACATTGACCGAATCAACGCGAAAAATCCTTGGTACTTTATGAAAGGAGATGGTTTGAATGACCAGACAGGTTTATATTTATGGACTTGGCGGAGCCGATAAAATGTATCGAGTGTTGGCTTACCATTTCATTACGGAGGAAGAGATTACAATTAACAATCTTGTATATTGGGCCTCTATGCTGAGATTACATAATCCCAGTGTGGAGTCGGTGTACGCGATCGATAATTATCACGGACTGCGGAATGATTGTAGGGCAAGCATGTACAGAAGTACAATCGAAAACTGCGCTATTTTCAAGAACATTCTGGAAACACAGGGCATTCAACTTTAGGATCGGGAGAGCTGCAGAGAAATCTGTGGCTCTTTCTTTTTTACGAGGTACTGACATGGAAGACAAATTGCGCACATGGAAAGTCTTTGAGCACAATGGAAAAGAGCTGTTTGCCTATACGCTATTCGGCGAAGGCGAGGACGAAGAGGAGGCAACGATTGCGTTACTGGCATACGAGAACCATTGCCGTCCTGAAGCTATTCATGTGCACAAGGAAGTGAGGCGAACGAAGTGTCTGGAGTAGCACTGTATGATTACCAGCAGGATGCAGTCAATCGAATGCGAAATGGCTGCATTCTATGCGGTGGTGTCGGCAGCGGAAAAAGTCGGACAGGTCTGGCGTTCTACTACATCAAGAATGGTGGGCAGATCAACACCAAGCGGTATGTGAAGATGCACGATCCTCCGCAGGATCTGTATATCATCACGACGGCACGCAAGCGAGATACACTCGAATGGGAAGAAGAAATGATTCCTTTCATGATGACAACGGACGAGAGTGTTCGAATGTATAAGCATAAGGTCGTAGTGGATTCCTGGAACAATGTTCACAAGTATATTGGAGCGAAAGACGCCTTCTTTATATTTGACGAACAGCGTGTCGTTGGAGATGGACAGTGGGTGAAGTCATTTCTGAAAATCACGAAAGAGAACGACTGGATTTTGCTCAGTGCTACGCCCGGTGACTGCTGGACGGACTACATCCCGGTATTCGTTGCAAATGGGTTCTATAAGAATCGAACTCAGTTCAAAAACGAACATATAATCTACTCGCGATTCTCGAAGTTCCCGAAAATTGACCGATACATCAATACGACTCGGCTTGTGAGACTGCGCGACAGGATTCTTGTGGATATGGACTTCAAGCGGCCAACGACGCCACATCATGAGACTGTCTATGTTGATTTTGACCGTGCAAAGTATAAGGAAATCCATAAGTCTCGCTGGAATCCTTATGAAAATCGACCTATTGAAACGGCCAGTGAGTTCTGCTATTTGCTGCGGAAACTTGTGAACACTGATCCAAGTCGACAGCAGGAAGTGCTTGATATTTGCATGACGCATCCAAGGGTCATCATTTTTTATAACTTTGACTATGAGCTGGATATTCTCATGAATCTGCCCTATGGCGAGGATGTAGAAGTGGCGCAATGGAACGGGCATAAGCATCAACCAATCCCTGACGGTAAGAAGTGGATATATCTGGTTCAGTACAACGCCGGTGCCGAGGGCTGGAACTGCATCAAGACAGATATCATCATATTCTACTCGCAGAACTACTCCTACAAAATTATGGAGCAGGCTGCGGGCAGAATCGACCGACTGAATACGCCGTATACGGATTTATATTTCTACCACCTGAAGAGCAGGAGTGGCATCGATCTGGCGATTGGACGGGCTTTGAACGACAAGAAAAAGTTCAATGAGCGAAAATTTTATGGAGTGTGATATTTATGGCATATGAAGAATGCCCCGGCTACATGAAGAATTGGCGCTGCAAGGGAAATAATCGACCGTGCCGTGTTACGAAAGAGGATATTGAAAGCTGGTTTGATGAAACGCTGAAACCGATTGACTTGCTTGATGTATGCCCGGAACAGTCCGCATTTGGCAACAACTTCTTCGTATTAACGGACAAAGACATCGAGGCACTAAAAACGGGAAAGGTCTTATTTGTAAGGGAAGAGTATGGTGTTTTTCTGAAATATAAAGGGGAACAGAACGATGTGCAACCCATCGAAGAAAACAATCAAGAAAATCGACCGGATGCTGGAGAGCAGATGTAAGGAGCATAGAACGTTTGGAAATGCGCTGAAAATGTACATTTTTCGCAATCCTACTGAAATCGGCTTGGATTATGTAACATTCTGCGGCAAGGCTGGATATTTCATCGGAGTTTCACTGGAGGAATCTGGTGAGTGCAACTTCTTCGGCATTTATTCGCCGGAGCAGGTGTTGGAGGTTGTCTGATGCAAAATTTGTCGAAGAAGCACTTGAAACAGATTTACAGGCGCAGGAACGGCTTTGGCGGAGCTACCGTTATGTTAAGCAAGTTCTTTCGTGCCGCTCCGAACAACCGGGCAGATTACAATAAAATGATGGACTGCGCTGGAGCATGTGCACAAACGTTCGCTACATGATTCCGGGAGAAAAAATTAAACGGGGCAAAAAAGTAGCTCTGAGACATGAAGGACTTGTTAAGAGTGCTTATTTCTTAAATGCCGGTCTCGCAGATTTAGGAGCAACAATTTTACATCAAATTTGAGAGGAGCATTTGAAAAATGAAAGAACTTGAAAAGAAAGTTGCAGAAGCCGAACTCAAAAAGGTTGAAGATGAAATCTTGACGTATGCCAACAAAGATGAACTGGCAAATCAGGTCGTTACCCGGACAACTGCCGATCCGGAATTTCGTCACTTTATTGTACTGACGATACGGGCGATTACCCTGATGAGAACGCTGGAGGAAGAAAACGATGATTAAAGATTCTGGAGACCGCACCGAATTTGAAACCGGTGCAAAACGCGACATGCACGCAGGGAAGGGCCGTATGGATCTGCTTCCGTGGTACGGCATCATGGAAGTCAGCAAGCACTGTGAGGAAGGCGCACTGAAGTATGGCGAGCACAATGTGGATAAGGGCATCCCTCTGCATTCTCTGCTGGACAGTGCTTCTCGGCATCTGGCAAAGTACATGGTTGGTATGGACGACGAGGATCACCTGCGCGCTGCCTGCTGGAATTTGCTCTGGGCACTGAACCAGCGTGAGACGCACCCGGAGTTGGATGATAGGTTCGCTGCGAACAACAGTAAAAAAGAAAAGCGTCTGCTCCCCGAGCCGATTTATGTAAAATGCGTAACCTGCGGTAAGGCGTACGCGGTTCCAAAACATCAATGGATGCGAATATCCTCCGACCATAAGGCCGTTATGGAGTGCGACAAGTGTCATGCCAATCGGTGCTTTATTGACCCGGAGCATCCTGATTTTTACAACTCAAAGGAGGTAAAAACTGATGAATGACTGGATGCGCGAAGTGGACTATGCGACCTACTGCCCGAAGTGCAAGAACTTCAAGGTGCTGGAGACGGACGAGCCTTGCAATGGGTGCCTGACGGAGTATGTACGGGAGGGTAGCAAGAAACCTGTGAAGTTTGAAGAGAAGACGCGAAAATAACGGGCTCCTTTATGAGGCAAACTCATATTTGAAAGGAGATACTTATTATGAAAAAAGCGTGGAAAATTGGTATTAGCACTATTGCTGGTATTGTCGGGGCGTGTGTGTTGATTCGTATTCACAATGCAGAGGTTCGCAAAGTATATTGCGAACGCTATGGAAAAGGATATGATGAAGGATATGCACTTGGACTTTATCAAGGGAAGTTGATGGGTGCCAATGACATGTATATGAATGCTCATAATGGGAGCGAATATTTCAATAATTATATGATTGAAGCTAGGAAAGAATTTGTTGAGACAAATACAAAACTCAATAAATAAGAGAACTAGGCCGTGGAGAAATCTGCGGCTCTTTATTTTTATCATTGAAGGAGATGCTGGTATGCAACGTATGAACATTAAATGCTGCCATTGTGGGGACTATACCCCATTTATCACAGAGGAGAACATTGAAGTTATTCCTCAAGTTAATCTCACAAGAGCCGATATGGATATTTTGGACGATATCGCGGACACATTGGCGGAATGCGGTTACTCGGGTATGTGTGGTTTCTTACACTGGGTTCAGAGCGAAGTGACCAAAATCGTAGAGTATCAGGAGGAACGGTGAACGCTAAATGATATTTGCTGAAGAGGATTTGAACTCTTTGAATGCTATTGCTGGACTATTGGCTTCATTCGGGTGTGATAGTCAGGCTGGCTGTGTGCTTTATATTCAGCATAAAATCGCAAAGTCCATGGAGGCTGACGAAAGGAAATGCAGAAATGAGAAACATATCTAAGAAAACCTGAAAACTCCGGGTTTGGAATCACATGACCGAGATGCAGAAGCTGGATATTCTGCTGAAACACGCTAAGGTTCCGCATACCTATGGACGTCGTTGGCCAGAGATGGACAGACCGGACAATCATGAATTTCTTCCGGGCGGACGACACGATGGTGGCGAGCAAATCGTTGCATATGATGCTGCTGGAGATCGTATCTGGGATGGCGTTTGGGGTTGGGGTTCCTATGGCTTTGAGCAGGGGCTTATCGAGGTGATGGGCGCGCAACTGCTTGGCCATGATGATGTTGATGGCTGGCTCACGGCTCGTCAGGTCACAAAGATGTGGAGGTGTAGAAATGCTGCGAAAAATCGCTGAGTATGTCAAAAAGATATTCCGCATGGAGCCGATTCCGACGACGGTTAACACCCTGCGGGAGGCTTTACTGGCTTTGGAAGTGGCTCGGAATCACTTTGAAAACTGCGACCCGGAGTTCATCACGGCGGCTATCTTTGAGCTGAACGCAGCGGAATGTCGGGTGGATGCTGCGAGGAGGTGCGTGAGGTGAGCGGACTGTATGATCAGATAATAAATGATTTTTTGCAAGAGCATAGTGTGACCGAGAAGGAAAAATTTAGAGAATGGATAATGTACTACTATGTTGCAAATGAACTTTCTTTAAATCAATTAAGAACACTGTTGAAGACTGAATGGAAGAAAATTCTAAAAGAATTTAGGGGAGATGAATAACGATGAGCAATGATATTTGGCATAAGCTCGGTGTGTTCTTTGGCAGGGTGTTTGCAGTGACCATTCTGGCGTGTGCGTGGGCTGTCATCGTGGCATTCACGCTTAAGTTGCTGTATTTTATCTGGTTTAGGATTTTGCTGTGAGGTGGTACCGATGAAGAAACACACTTTTATATTTACCTGCACAGACAGCGGCGGAGGGTATCAGAGTTTTGAAGTCAGAGCAACCGACAAGCAGGAGGCTATCCGTAAAGGCATGAAAACTGCGAAGAAGTTCGCTTGCGGAGATATCTGTGGCGATTGGGAGTGCAAGTTAAAGAAGGATGTGAGCAAATAAAAAATCCTCCATCAGAAATGAATCCGACAGAGGAACGCGAAAATAACAGGGCGCTTTATGGAGGTGATTGTAATGAAGGACAAAAACTATGCGTTATACGGCTTTAAAATTGGAGAGCACGGTGTAATGTGTTTCGTATGGGCGAGCAGTGTGGAAGAAGCAAAACACATAATGCTTGAAGAAAGAAACGCAACAAATCTGCGCGCGAAGATGACGATGGCTGATATTGATGCATCATGCAAATTTGCTTACGTAAAATAATATCCGACAGTGAGCCAAGGAGAAATCTGCGGCTCTTATTTTTTTAGACTACGCCATACATTAGAAACCGTGGCTTGCGAGATGTTTAACATGGCGGCAACCTCTTGCTGTGTATGACCATTTTTAATTAAGTCACAGATTACGGTGTTTCTCTGTAGTGTAGAAGTGATTTTGGGAAGTTCTATGGCGGTCTTTTCAATTATACCAGTTGCGGAAACCTTTCGTATGAGCGCGGTTCCATCACTAAAGAAAGCTCTTGCTATTTTTATGCCAGTGCGTTTGTTTTGGCTAAATGTAAGAGACATTAAGTCTGCGGCCTGTTTTCCGTACTTTGCCCAGTCAACCGATGTAAACACTTTCATTAAATTCGTCCCCATATAAAAACCTCCTTGAAAATATTAGTTTAATAAAAGTATATTATCAAATTGATATTTTGTCAAGGCTATTTAGAAAGGAATATAACCTATGAAAATCGTTGAACCTAAGTACGAAATTCTCACTGATATCTCTGAGGGCGGCATCAAGGAGCTGCAGCAGATCGAGCGGGTGGCCCGGGTCTGCTACAAGAGCGAGGATAAGATCACGCCGGATGGTGGGTCGGCAAAGAAACTGGTGGGCTTTCTGGTGAAGCAAGGGCATGAGGCTATGCTGGAGCATTCGCAGCTGTCCGTGCTGTTTACATGTGATCGTGGCGTTGCCAATGAGCTGGTGCGGCACCGCATTGCGAGCTTCGCACAGGAAAGCACACGGTACTGCAACTACTCAAAAGAGAAGCTTGGTGGGGAGCTGACGTTTATCTGGCCTTCTTATATTCGTGGCGAGCAGTATTGTGAACTGAACGATAGCGAGGTTACGATTAAGAGTTCGTTCCTTGAAGCCATGACTTATGCCGAAAAGGACTACAAGCTTATGATCGCTAACGGTATGCGTCCCGAACAGGCCCGTTGTGTGCTGCCGCTGTGCCTGAAGACCGAGATCGTGGTGACAGCCAACTACCGTGAATGGCGCAACATCTTCAAGCTGCGTACTCCTGTGGCGGCCCATCCTCAGATGAGAGAGCTGATGTGCCCGCTGCTGAAGGAACTGCAGAGCAAGATCCCGGTGGTGTTCGATGATATTTACACGTACTGGCCGAAGGATGACCAGACGAGAAAGGAAAGTGTGGAGAAATGACTATGAAAGAAATTGATGAAAGATATATTGCCGCGCTTGATGAGTTCGGTTTTGGAATGTTCCGAACTAAAGCCGGTGTAAATCTTTACAATACTGCCTCAACAGGAACATTTAGGGTCGTACTTAATGGCGAGGACTTTGTGGATATGCTGGTAAGCTATGCAGAAACGTTTGACCCGAATACCTATGTGTCCTTGATAGTAAAAAGTCATTCGTCAACGCAGGATATTTCGGCAATGCTCAAGAACGCCCAGGAAATCCAGATACTTCTTCTGCGGCTTGCCATTAAACTCGTGAAGATCAGTAAGGAAGTGGAGTGAGTTCATGATAAGATTTCTGCTTGCTGCTTTGATGTGCTGTCTGTATGTGCACGCTTTATCGATGGGCTTTAAGATTGGCGTCCGCACTAGACGAGAGGGTAAAATCCTGCATGTGACTGTGCCTGGGAAAGATATTCTAAAGAGTTTCCTTGTTCTGGGATGCGGGATTTTTACGGCATTTACGGTGCGACTTTGAAAGGAGGTGATCGAATGAGAGCTCGGACACGCGATTTTCTGAGATCACTCAACATTGGGCCGTGGCTGATTGGCTTCAATATGCTTGGTGACGCAATTGATGCAGCAGAGGGGCAGCATTCGGGAGGGCTGATCGGATGCTATGACTACCTTAGCGGCAAATACGGACGAGATAGGAAACGTCTTGACGATGATATTCGCAGAGCGGTTGGCATCGCATGGCGTGAGCAGTGTCATGTCATGGAAAAAGTGATGGGCAGACCCTTGAATAGACCGCCTTCGCCGAAAGATTTCATTTATGCGGCGGCCGAATATTTGAATCAAATTGAAGAAGAGGAGATGATGAACTGATGAAAATTGGCATTGACAGCAGCTAGAATTTAGCTGAAAAGAGGCGTCAGCGAATTGTTCGACGTCTTTTTTCTTTGCCCACTTTTTAAATTCGTGCCCACTTTTTTCTGGGTAAAGTCGTGTCAGAAGCGTGAAATTCTATTCTAGGTTAGAAAATCGGGCATTCTGTTAACAAAACTTTCACAATTTCTGGCCATTTGCCCACTTTCTGCCCACTTTTAAAATCAAAAGTGGGCACGGTTTTTAGATAAAATATCGCGTAAATACGTTGTATTTTTGAAGAAAAATGCCTTTCTGCCCAAAAACCCACTTTTATTTCTATTTACACTATAAAAAAATAAAAATATTATATATAGTTAAGCGAAAAAAGTGGGCAAGTGGGCAAAGACCAAAATTCACGAAAAGTTCAAGGCGAAAAACTTGTAAGAACCCAACCAGCGTTGTATACTCGAGATAACCGTTGTACACACCGATTAGATGCTTATGAGGTAATAAAGATGGCTTATATGAACCGCTTTATCAATGACGATGGCTTTGAAGAATGGACCACTACGGACGCTGCCGGAAATTCTGTGACCTGCTATGCAAACGAGTTCGTAGAATTGCATACGAAGATTCCTGTGTGCGAATGCGGTCGGCCAATGACCGAAGACGTACAGGGTTACTGGACCTGTCGGGCGTGTGACATTACAAAGACGGAAGATGAAATCAATCATCCGATAAGCTTGGATGAGTATGAGACATCAAACCTCGAACTTAGCGAAGACTACGGAAAGTTTGAGTACGACGATGGGCGAATGCTGGAAGCCGGAGTGCCCGACTGGTACTTATTCTTCTATCAGCATCGACCCGAATGATATTTTAGAGATAAGAGGCGCAGAGAAATCTGCGTCTTTTTCTTTTGCCCGGACGCGAAAAACACTTGATCCCTTATGGAGAAATCCAAACAAAAAATATAAAGGAGAGATATTTATGGCAAAGGTTTACACTATGGACGAACTCGAAAGAGCACGAAAGAAGGCTCAGATTCGGGAATGGTTCCAGGACAAGAAAATGAAGGTACAGACTTGGTGTTATGAGCACAAGGAGCAAATCATCACTTATGGACCAATTGTCGTTGGCGGTGTGGCAGCAGGTGCAAAAATGCTGTCAAAACACGCGGTGTTGGCCAAAGAGCAAGATTTGAAGGACTTGTATTGCTATGATCGGAGTCTTGGCCATTATTGGAAGTTGCGTCGGGAACTGACGAATGAAGAATGGCTTGAAATCGACAGGCGAAAGAAAAATGGTGAAAGGCTGAGCGATATTCTTGATGAAATGAAAGTGTTGGATTGACTTAAAGCGAGGAGCTGCAGAGAAATCTGTGGCTCTTTCTTTTTTACAACCCTAATTTCTGTTTTTATCCGTTTTGGACTGTTTTCGTCCGTTTGCATCCGTTTTGGGCTGTTTTGACCCGCGTGAAAAATACTGCCCTTTTTATGGAGAGGAGAGAGTGCGTCCCAAACGTGCTACTCCTCTTTCTTTTTGGAGGAGATTTTTATGCTGGAAAACCGATTCAAAACAAACCTGGTAAGAGAACTCAAAGAGCGCTTTCCGGGCTGTATCGTCCTGCACATTGACCCGACCGAGATTCAGGGAATGCCTGATCTCTTGGTTTTATATCGTGATAGGTGGGCAGCACTCGAAGGTAAGCGCACTGCGAATGCCCCGCATCGGCCGAACCAGGATTACTATGTGAACCTGATGAATCAGATGAGCTATGCGGCGTTCATTTACCCGGAAAATAAGGAGGAGATTCTGAATGACCTTCAACGATCATTCGCGTCTGAGAGGACAGCACGCTTTTCTCAGCGCTAGTAAGTATAGCTGGATCAATTATGATCCCGACAAACTTGCCGTTGTCTATACGAACTTTATGGCCACACAGAAAGGCACCGAACTGCACGAGTTCGCAGCAAAGTGCATCGAACTTGGCCAAAAGCTTCCCCGTTCAAAGAAAACCCTGAATAATTACGTCAACGATGCTATTGGCTTCCGTATGACGCCTGAGCAGGTTCTCTATTATTCTGACAACTGTTTCGGAACGGCAGACTCCATCTGCTTCCGAGATGATATTCTTCGTATCCACGATCTCAAGACCGGAATGATTCCGGCGCACATGGAACAACTGCTGATTTATGACGCACTGTTCTGCCTCGAATATCGAATCAAGCCCGAGAAAATCCAGATCGAGAACCGCATCTACCAGTCCGATGATATTCTCATCGCGAATCCTGGCCCTGATGACATCAATCCGATTATGGACAAAATTCGTGAGTTTGATCCGATCATTGCAAAGCTGAGAATGGGAGTGTGCTGATATGATGAACCCGGTTGAGAAAGATTTGAAGAACTACTTTGGCATCGAGTATGGCGGCGAAGGCGATACACTGGAGCATTATGGCACAAAACGTCATTCTGGCCGCTATCCGTGGGGCAGCGGTGAGACCCCGTATCAGCATTCTGGCGACTTCCTGTCTCGCGTAGATCAGCTGAAGAATAAAGGTATGGTGGAAGGCGAAATCCTCGATGCTATCAACAGCACCCTGCCCGACGATTATAAGCTCGGAGCCACAGAGTTCCGTGTTGCCAAAACCAAAGCTGGTCATGACCGCAAGGCGCAGCAGTGGGACGACATCCAGAAGCTGAAGAAGGAAAACCCTGACATGGGCTGGACTGAGATCGGCCAGAAGCTCGGCCTTCCGGAATCCACCGTTCGCTCTATGTATAAGAACGGTGTCGGCACCAAGAAAGATCAAGCCGAGAAGATTGCTGAAACCTTGAAGAAGGAAGTAGACAAGAAGGGCATGGTTGATGTGTCAGAAGGCACAAATCTGGTTCTCGGTGTATCGGAAGGTAAGATGGATGAAGCCATTTATATTCTGGAAGCAGAGCATGGCTACAAGCGCTATGGCGTCGGCATCAAGCAGCCCACCAACTTCCGTCAGCAGACCAACATCACTGTTCTGGCAAAGCCGGAATATGACCAGAGTTATGCCTATAAGCATCAGGGTGACATCCAGTCTCTGGGCGACTATCATTCTGATGATGGTGGCAGTTCATTTCGCCAGTTGCAGCCTCCTTCGAGTTTAGACTCAAAGCGTGTTGCCGTTCGCTATGGCGATGAAGGCGGTCTTGCAAAGGACGGCGTCATGGAGATTCGCCGTGGTGTGCCTGATCTGGATTTGGGCAATTCCCATTATGCTCAGGTTCGTATCATGGTGGACAACAGCCACTATCTGAAGGGCATGGCCATGTATTCCGACAATATGCCGGATGGTGTGGACATTGTGTTCAACACGAACAAACCTTCTGGTACGCCTAAGATGAAGGTCTTCAAGGAAATCAAGAACGACCCGGGCAATCCGTTTGGCGCAGCCATTACTGCTGAAGGTCAGAGCACTTATGTTGGCAAAGATGGTAAAGAGCATCTTTCTCCCATCAACAAACTGAAGTGGGAAGGCGACTGGGACGATATGTCCAAGAGCGTTTCATCTCAGTTTCTTTCTAAGCAGCCCCTGCCGCTGATTAAGAAGCAGCTTGATCTCACCATGGCCGATTATAAGGCTGAGTACGACGAGATCATGCACTACACGAACCCGACCGTCAAGAAAAAGATGCTGATGGACTTCGCGGAGAAGTGCGATGGCACATCCATGACGCTGAAGGCATCGGCATTTCCCGGTCAGGCAACGAAAGTCATCCTTCCTCTGGACAAGATCAAGGAGACTGAAGCTTACTGCCCTACATATGAGAATGGTACCCAGCTTGCGTTGGTTCGCTATCCTCATGCAGGTACCTTTGAGATTCCGATTGTCACGGTAAACAACAAGAATGCCAGTGGCAAAGCAAATCTCGGTAATGTCCGCGATGCAATCGGTATCAGTTCCAAGGTTGCTGAACGCCTGTCGGGTGCAGACTTCGACGGCGACACCGTTATGGCTATCCCAATGAGCGATAAGGTGCGCATCAACTCCACCGATCCGCTGCCCGGCTTGAAGGGCTTTGACCCGAAGACTTCTTATGCTGTTCCTGAAGGCAATCCCAACAACGTGCGTCTGATGAAGAAGGATGAGAAGCAGAAAGAGATGGGCATCATCTCCAACCTCATCACCGACATGACCCTGCGTGGAGCACCGCCTGAAGATCTGGAACGTGCGGTGCGTCACTCCATGGTCGTCATCGATGCCGAGAAGCACAAACTGGATTACAAGCGCTCCGAGAAAGAGAATGGCATCCTGGAGCTGAAGCGCAAGTACCAGATTCGTACTGAGGAAGACGGCACCGAGAAGTATGGTGGCGCATCCACCCTGTTGTCTCGTCGTAAGCAGACCGTCCGCATTCCTGAACGTCGCGGCAGCGTTCGTATCGACAAAGAAACAGGCAAACCCATCTATAAGGAGAGCGGGCGAACCTACCCTGACAAGAACGGCAAGCAGCGCATTGCAGAGACGGAAGTCAGTCGCATCTCATTGATGGACGATGTTCGGCCCTTGTCTTCGGGTACGCCTCAAGAAGAGCTGTATGCGACCTTCTCCAATTCTCTGAAGGCAATGGCCAACAAGGCACGCAAGGAATCCGTCAACATGAAGGGCATCCAGCGTGACCCGGCAGCAGCCAAGGAGTATGCCGCAGAAGTGGCGTCCCTGAACGAGAAGTATCAGGCTGTTCTGGCCAATAAGCCGAAAGAGCGCCGTGCCATGATCATCGCAAACTCCAAAATCAAGGCAATTGTCGAAGCTCGCGGTCTGGACTACAACAATAAGGACGATAAGAAAGAAATCAAGAAGATCTCAAGTGTCGAAATGCAGCGCGCACGCGAACAGGTTGGAGCTAACAGCAGTAAGACCAAGATCGTCTTCAGCGACCGTGAATGGGAAGCTGTTCAGAAGCATGCAATTTCTGATTCGCTGCTGACAAAGTTCTTGAATTCTTCTGATTCAACCGAAATTGTCAAGCGGGCAATGCCGAAAGCAACAGCAAAGCTTTCGTCTGCCAAATTGAGTAAAGCAAAGGCAATGCTCAACGGCGGATATACGTACGAGCAGATTGCTGAAGCCTGCGGCGTTTCAAAGTCCACGATTTACGATGCTCTGAACAAATAAGGTCGAAAGGAAGAAAAAATTATGGTTCGTTGTTTCATTACTACGGTCGATAATCCTTATGATCCGCACGACCAGTTCGATCAGTGGTATCGTTTTGACTGTGACCACGGCTACAACTCCTGCGGGCTCCTTGCGCGGCTCGCGTACACCTCGGATCAGCTGTCTGATAACGAAAATGCTTATGAAATTGAGCAGGCAATCGATCAAATTATCAAAGCTGATCCTTTGAACCTGTACCGGAAGGTCAAAAAGACCCTTCCCGACAGTGAAAACGGTGACAGCGCTGCTTAAACAGAACGTTTAGACAGGGGGAGGGGGTCTGAAAAATCCACCCCCTCCCTAAATCGCGCCGGTCTTTGATATTTCCCCGGAGGTAAAATTGATATTTGGGCTTTGGGTGTAGACAGAGCCGGGTATTGGATTTTCTGCTCTGATTGTTTTGGCAATCAGAGCTTTTGTAAGGGCTTATGGGATAGTGTTCTGACACCTCCTTTCAAATGGCTTGCTTTTTGGGTTTTACGGCATCATGATTTCTCCTTTACCTTCATAAAAACATTCTCTCTAACAGCTCCCATAAGCCTTTACAAAAGCTAAAAGTGCAGAAAAGTATTGCAAAAGTCGTTCAAAGTCAACGCAAAGTGCTCAAAAGCGGCACGAAAGTTAATAGAAGTGACGATAAACCCGTACGAAAGAGAATAAAAAGACAAAACTCGAAAAGAGGATGACGATGAAATTTCGAAAGAAGCCTGTTGTGATCGAGGCATTTCAGCTCGGCATCGACAATATGCCGGACTGGTTCACGGATGCCGTTGCGAAGAATGACATCATGCTGCACGGACAGAGTTCCGGCTTTTATCACGCACATGATACGAATGCCGACATTAAAACGCTTGAAGGCTGGCATCATGCGAATTATGGCGACTATGTGATCCAGGGAATCAAGGGTGAAATTTATCCCTGTAAGCCTGATATCTTCGAGAAAACATATGAGGCGGTTACCCGGTAACACGGATCCGCCCGAAAGGAATGAAAACGCATGAAGACAAGAAAGGTCTCATCTGGCGAGGATGTCGGAATGCGGCCGGCATTGTCTCCGGAGGCGAGAGAGAACCAGATGATCTCTCTGGCAATGGATCTGGTTGAAAAGCGGCTGCGGGAAGGCACTGCTTCCTCAGCTGAAACGACTCATTTCCTTAAACTGGCCACGTTTAAGTCAGAACTGGAGAAAGAGAAGCTGGAAGAAGAAAACAAACTTCTGCGGGCAAAGACCGAAGCACTGCAGGCGGCGAAGAACACCGAAGAAATGTATGCCGAAGCCATCAAGGCCATGCGGGTGTACAACGGACAGGACGAGGAGGACGACAGCAATGACTGGACTTGAGAAAGTTTGCTTCTGGCTGATGGCAGCACTGCCGTGGCTTCAGCTGGCGTGTATTCTTACGGACAGAGAACAACCAACAAGCACGCGCTACTGGTGGTATCTGCCTCCGAGTATTCTGTCGCTTCTGACGGCCATCGCAGTCGGGCTTCCGCAGATCATTGATAAGCGGATCGGCGGGTTCGGATGCTGGTGTACACTGATCTTTACATTTGCGTGTGCTTACCATGACGAAGCAGGAGGCCTTGAGAACCTGCATGGCAAACTGATTTGTCTTTCAATGATCTGCACGGCATTTGCCATGGTCTGCTGGTGTATGGGGTACTGAGCGGATGAGCAGGAAGACATACTCTGAGCTTTGCCAGTATGCGACCTTTGAAGACCGTTTCCATTATTTGCAGCTGCACGGCAAAGTTGGATTTGACACTTTTGGCTTTGACCGATATCTGAACCAGAGCTTTTACCAGTCGAGAGAATGGCGGCAGTTCCGGGACAGGATCATTGTGCGGGATGCGGGATGCGACCTTGGCTGTCCTGACCGCGAAATCACGGATTGGGTGATACAAAACGGCAAACCCGTCCGGCCGCGCATTATTATCCACCATCTGAACCCGCTGACGAAAGAAGACGTGATCGGCCATACGGATGCACTGCTCGACCCGGAGAATGTTGTCTGCGTGAGTGACCGGACACACAAGGCCATCCACTACGGAGATGACAGCATCCTGAAGCCGGCATTTGCAGAGAGACGCCCGGGCGACACCTGCCCTTGGAGGAAATGAGATGTATCCGGTACGAAAATTCAATGTTGCGGAAGCGGCATACAGTACGAACCTGCGGATAAAGATGCTGGAAGCAGAACGCATGGTGCGGTGTATCACGCCGAGCAGGGAACGGAGCCTGGCACTGACCAAACTGGACGAAGCGCTGTTCTGGGCAAATGCAGCCATTGCAGCCGAAGGTGTAATGGACCATGAAGAATAAGGGAGGAAAACAAAATGAACAACGAAACGATGATGAACCGCGCAAAGCAGGTGGTAGTGGACTACTTTAACGCTCATGTGGACGTGACCGACGGCAAGAAGCTGACGATGGAGGATGTGTTCATCGTATGGTTCAGCAAAACCCTGCAGAACTGGAAGGCGCTGGTGAGCACCACCGTGGCGGACGGCATGTACTACGAAGTCACCCACAACGGCGACAAGGGCGAGACCTATCTGGATGCCTACAAGAAGTGGGACAACCAGTGCATCGTGGACTAAGGAGATAAACAATGGACAGCATACTGACCTCGGTAAAGAAGCTCCTTGGCCTGACCGAGGAGTATACGGCATTTGACCCGGACCTTATCATGCATATCAACAGTGTGCTGATGATCCTGCGGCAGATGGGCGTGGGCCCGGCGGGCGGTTTTTCCATCAGCGATGCGACGGCGACATGGAGCCAGTACATGGCGGACGGCCCGGACATCGAGGCGGTGAAGAGCTATGTGGCACTAAAGGTGAAGCTGCTGTTTGACCCGCCGCAGTCGAGCACTGTGATGGAGGCCGTCAAGAACCAGATCAGCGAACTGGAATGGCGGCTGTATGTGATGTGCGACAAGGAGGAGAAGTAATGCGAACTTTACCGTTTGCCGTCGAGGGGCAGACCCTGCGCAAGGACGGCGACTTTGGCGGCATCATCTCCGGGAGCAAGGGATATCTGCGCTGTCGGCTGAAGATCGCGGACAATGACTGGCTCTACGCCAAGAAGGTGCTGGTGTTCAACGACGAATACGCCATGGCTGTGAACGCGGACTTTGAGTGCATGGTGCCGGACGAAGTGACCGACGGTAGGAGCTTCAAGGTGCAGCTGATCGGCCAGACGGGCAAGACCCGCATGAAGACAAACCCGGTACTGATCGAGCAGGTGACGTGATGGCAAGTGTGGAAGATGTGCTGGCCAGCATGGCCGAGCCGAACCGGGAGGAAGAAGAACTGTGCTTTGTCATTGACAAGGACTTCCGGCTCATTTCAGTGCCGGAGCGCGGGACAGTGCTGGGTGTAGAAGGCGACAAAGACGTGAATCTGGTGCGCTTTCGGATGCCGCGCTACTACCGTGGGACCGACCTTTCGGATTTTGCCATCGAGGTACATTACGACAACGCTGAAGGTGAACGCGGCATTGCCCTGACCAGCGACAAGACCGTGAGTGAGGATGCCGTACGGTTCACCTGGGTGGTGGGCAAAGACGTGGTGTCGTCGAAAGGCACAGTGCGGTTTACAGTGTACTGTGTGAAGAAGGACACAGACGGCACCATTGAACAGGCGTTCGGGACGACCATTGGGACCGGAACGAGTCTGGAAGGGCTTGGCGGCGACGAAAACTGAAAGAGGAGGATGGAATGGCGACGGTAGACGAACTGCTGGCGGCGGAAACGACCGAAAACGACGACGAGCTTTCGTTTCTCATTGACGAACATTTGCGCATCATCACCGTCCCCGAGCGGGGCGTCGTGCTGGGCGTGGAGGGCGATAAGGATGTGAACCGGGTACGCTTCCGCATGAACCGGTATTATCACGGAAGCGACCTCTCAAGTTTCCAAATCCGTATCAACTATCAAAATGCGGACGGTGAGGCGAACTACTTCACGGTAAGCGAGAAGACCGTGGACACGGACACCTTCAGCTTTATCTGGGTGGTGGATGCAGACGCCGTGATGACGAAGGGCACCGTGCTCTTTGTGGTGAACTGCTTCACAACCGACAGCAGCGGCGTGGTGCAGAAGGCGTATCACACGACCCTTGGTGCGGCAAGCGTGCTGGAGGGACTGGAAGTTGACGTGGAAGGCAACCAGCCACAGATCGTAGACTTCCTGAGCAAGCTGAAGAACGAACTGACCGTTCATGCCGGGACCGTGCTGCAGCAGATGGACGCGTATGCCAAATCGGCAGAGAGCTCTAAAACGGCTGCGTCGAACTATGCCGATGCGGCCGGTAAAAGTGCTTCCAGTGCGGCCAAGAGTGCCAGCGCGGCAGCAGGGAGTGCTTCCAGTGCGGCCACCTCAGCTTCCTCGGCAAGTTCAAGTGCTGCGGCAGCAGGCAGCAGTGCGACCGCGGCAAAGACCAGCGAAGGCAATGCAGCCACTTCGGCCACGGCAGCAGGCAACAGCGCCACTGCCGCGCAATCGAGCGCGACCGCGGCCAAGACGAGCGAAACCAACGCTGGAAGCTCTGCGGCGAAAGCAGCCACTTCAGCCACTGCGGCAAGCAACAGCGCCACTGCGGCAAGCAGCGCTGCGACCAAAGCCGGTGACAGTGCCACTGCGGCCAAAACCAGCGAAACAAATGCAGCCATCTCCGAGACAAACGCGAAGACCAGCGAAGCAAACGCCAAAAAGTACGCGGATGAGGTGCGCACCGTGGCGGAAGGCTACAAAGGCTGGTTTGAGACAGAAGGAGCTCTGACGGCTGCAGTGCCGAACGGCGCGAAGGGCGACTGGGCCATCGTCGGCTCCACCAACAGTATCTGGCTCTGGGATGGCAGTGCCAATGTCTGGGTCGAGAGCGTGCCCCGGATCGACTTATCGAATTATCCGACGCATGGGGAAATCACGGAGCTTTTAAAAAACTATCTCCCGAATCGAGCCGCCACTGCAGCCGAGCTGGGCGGAATCAAAGTCGGCAAAGGACTGACGGTGGAGAAGGACGGCACGCTGAGTGCAAACGCACAGGAATACAGTTTGCCCGCGGCCACTTTGAATGCCCTCGGCGGTATCAAGATCGGTTCGGGAACAGAAGATCTGACCGCCGGTGTCTCAGAATTGGAAGATGGTGCGATCTACCTTGTTTATGAGTAAGGAGGCCCTCTTATGGCTCATAAATTTTATTTGGGTAAATCCAATGCGGCAAGAGAAGTCAAACACCTGCATCTCGGAGTGAATGGGTCATCGCCGGTTTACGGGTATCAAAATAAAACGGTCAATACACAAATCAATTGGGGCAATTACCCGGAATTCTTCTCTGGAAAAAATCCCTATGAACGCCCTGCCACTTCATTCTCAAGCACCAGCGGCACATATACTGCAACGAAAAATATGACCATTACCATTAATTGGAATATTTATTGCAGTCATTCAAACATAAACGACGATGTTTACGTGTATCTCAAGGTCGGCAGTACATATGTTATAAACTACCGACAAAGTTCTGATTATAATAAAAGTGGAACCTGGACCGGGGTAATCAAATCGGGAGAATCCATAAGCATCGACATCCATTATGATAACGATGGTTCCAAAAGCGGAACCTTTTCGATCTCTGCAAAATATGAACGGCTTGAATATGTTCAGACAGGCGTTTCCACCGGTATAAAGGCACGAAGGGTTCGGAAAGCGTATATCGGGAAAAATGGCGTTGCGAAACCATTCTTTTCGGATTTGAGAACGATTGTTTATGGAGGGAAGACGAATGTCCCATTAAGAATGAGTAGTTCGAAAAGTTTAAATGGAAATTTTGGTTCTATAAATAATGTTGCTGGAGCGTCCGTTGGCAATTATGCGATTTTTGCAGGCGGCGATAAAGGGCAATCAAACGAATATGATTATTCGGACAGCGTAAATGCCTATGATTCTTCATTGACTGCACAAAACATTGCGCAGCTTAGCTTATCAAACTATACCGATAAATGGAGATCAGGCATGCTGAGTGGAGTGATAAATAATAAAGCCGTTTTCGCAGGCGGATATTATTTATACAAACCTCTTTTCGGCAAAGCAAAAATAATAAGATGTGATGAGGCCATCTCATACAACACATCTTTGACGCAAACGCAATTGACGGACCTGAGTTCTGCAAAGTGCAACTGTGCCACCGCAAACACCACGAACCATCTGATCTTTGCCGGATGGGTCAACAACACCAATTCCAACACAACGGACGCATACGACAATTCTTTGACCCGGAGCACAATTACCGCTTTGGGTACGGCACGATATTATCTGGCCGGTGCTTCGATCGGCGAGTACGCGATCTTTGCAGGCGGCAAGGATGACTCGACGAGTTATTCCCTGGTAGAATGCTACGATGCTGCGTTGACAAAGCACACTTTAGAGAACCTCTCGGCAATCAGAACAAATTTTCAGGGCGCGTCTTTTGCGGGGTATGCAGTGTTCGGCGGCGGCACAACGGCTACGCCATACATCGACCGATACAATGCGTCGCTGACCAGAGACACTACGATTGCTTTGAGCTCCAGTCGTTCTAATACCGCGACAGGCACATTGGGCTCCGGCATGGATAAGCGCTTGATTTTTGCAGGCGGAGACAACAAGAGCACAGTCGTTGATGTTTTTGATGCATCTTTCACGCGAACTTCTTATAGCTTGAGCGTGGGAAGAACAAAGGCAACGATCGTCTCTGTCGGAAATTATGCGCTGGTTGCCGGTGGCGGAAGCTTGTACGTCGAATATTTCGAGTTAAAGAATCAAAGTTAAGGAGGACAAAACGTGTCTCGTTACAAAATCTATGACAATGCAAGTCCTGTTTTTACGCCGATCGGTGAGGAGCTCACCGCGGAACAGTGGCTTTCTCGTTATCCGTGGGCAAAGCGCACCAAAATGATCGTTGGCGGCGGCGTGATCAACGGGTCTGTGGCGCTTGTTTTTGATGACTATGTTTCCATGATGGTCAAAGCAGGATGCGATTTCAGCGCCTGCACTTCCGATCAGGACTATTTGGACGCCATTGAAAACTTCGAAGATGCCGCAGGCAAGGGCTCCGCCGAAGATACGGTAAGCGATCAGACGCGCATCGCAGATGCGCTGGAAGATATTGTCGCGCTAAGCATGCCGACGGTTTCGGAATAAGGAGGCAGACGTTATGACGACGAAAGAAAAATTAGCGGAACGCTGGCGCGGCAATCGCATCAGCGAAGCAATGCTGCGTATCTACGTTATCAAGGGCATCATCACCGATGATGATTTCAAGGAGATCACCGGCAATGCGTTCCGCCGCAGTGCTGCGGCAAAACCGTAACGCACCCGCAGGAAGGAAAAATTCAAAATGGCACTCTCGAACACGGCAACGCCGATCTACTACGGCCGGTTCCGGGAGGCCGTGATGCGCGGGGAGATCCCTGTTTGCAGAGAGATCAGCATGGAGATGAACCGGATCGACGACCTGATCGCGAACCCGGGCGTTTACTATGATGACAAGGCCATGGACGGCTTTGTGAAATTCTGCGAACGGGAGCTGACCCTGACGGATGGCACGGACCTGAAACTGCTGGAGACTTTCAAGCTATGGGCCGAGCAGATCTTCGGGTGGTACTACTTTGAGGAACGCACCGTCTACAAGCCGAACCCGGACGGACACGGCGGCCACTACGAGCAGAAGCGCATCAAGCACCGATTGGTTCGAAAGCAGTACCTGATCGTGGCGCGCGGTGCGGCAAAGAGCATGTACGACAGCTGCATCCAGCAATACTTTCTTTCCGTAGACGGGTACACCACCCAGCAGATCACCACAGCGCCCACCATGAAACAGGCAGAAGAAGTCCTCTCACCAGTGCGCACAGCGATCGCGCGGGCGAGAGGACCTCTTTATCGTTTTATGACGGAAGGCAGCCTGCAGAACACGACGGGTGCTGCTTCCGGCAGGGTGAAGCTGGCCAGCACGAAGAAGGGCATCGAAAACTTCCTGACCAACAGCCTTTTGGAAATTCGGCCCATGAGCATCGACAAGCTGCAGGGCCGGAGAGACAAGGTGGCAACAGTAGACGAGTGGCTCAGCTGCCCCATCCGGGAAGACCCCATTGGTGCCATCGAGCAGGGCAGTTCGAAGGTGAACGATTACCTGATCGTGGCGACCAGCAGCGAGGGCACGGTGCGCAACGGCTGCGGCGACTCCATCAAAATGGAATTGATGAGCATCCTGAAAGGGGATTACGTCAACCCGCATGTGTCCATCTGGTACTACAAGCTGGACAGCATTGAAGAAGTGAACGACCCGTCGATGTGGGTGAAGGCGAACCCGAACCTGGGGTTGACCGTGAGTTATGAAGCCTACCAGCTGGACGTGGAGCGCGCCGAGAAAGCACCGGCGAGCCGGAACGACATTCTGGCCAAGCGCTTCGGCATCCCGATGGAAGGGTACACCTACTTCTTCCCCTACGAGGAGACGCTGCCACACCGGCACCGGGACTTCTGGCAGATGGCCTGTGCCATGGGGGCGGACCTTAGCCAAGGCGACGACTTCTGCGCCTTTACCTTTCTGTTCCCAATGGATCACGGCTACTTTGGCGTGAAGACACGGGACTACATCACGAGCTACACCCTCTCGAAACTGCCGCAGGCCATGCGCCAGAAGTATGACGAGTTCATGCGGGAGGGGACACTGGTCATTATGGAAGGTACGGTGCTGGACATGATGGAAGTATACGACGACCTGGATGCCTTCATCGAGAACAGCGGGTACGACGTGCGTGCCTTTGGCTACGACCCCTACAACGCAAAGGACTTTGTGGAGCGGTGGGCGCGGGAAAACGGCGAGTATGCCATCGAGAAGGTGATTCAGGGCGCAAAGACCGAGAGCGTACCGCTGGGTGAGCTGAAGAAGCTGAGCGAACAGCGGAAACTGCTGTTTGACGAAGCGCTGATGCAATTCGCCATGGGCAACTGCATTACGCTGGAAGACACAAACGGCAACCGCAAGCTTCTGAAACAACGATATGACCAGAAGATCGATGCGGTTGCCGCTATGATGGATGCGTATGTAGCTTATAAGGTGAACCGGGATGCGTTTGAGTGATTAAGCTTCTTGCTTTTTCACTCTGTAGTGCTGAGAGAATTCGTTTACCAATGTCTGATTGGGTTTGAGTTTAATCCCAATGGCGTTGGCCTGTTCTTCTTTTTCAGGAGAATGAAAACGGTTTTCACGCATGTTTCTTATGCTCAAGCCATGCTTCCGAAGGACGGAATCATAATCTTCCGGATTCACTGGTGCCGGAGTATTCTCTTGAACAGGATCGGGAGAGATGTACTCTCCAGGAAATGTTTTGGTGCGAGAATCCCCTATCGAATCGCATTCTGTGGTAGGTTCTTCTGTAAACAAATCCTTGTTTTTCAGCCACCAAACGAATAGGGTGCAGGCACCTGCAAAAGTTGCATAACCTGCTTTGGTTAGCTTGGGATGTTTCTCGAAAAAAGACTGCTTTGGATTGTCTTCTTCATCAAAATAGTCAAGGCCAAATTCAAGACCTGCCATATCGCAATGAGGACATTTGATAGTCTTGGCCTTCTTTTTCGGGGCGGTGATCTCGCCGCCGCAGTTCGGGCAGATAACGGTCATAAAAGCACTCCTTTCTGCGTCAGCCGAAAATGTAATCGTGGTAGGAGACGACGATTTCTGTATCAAGCTGGTACCATTCGCCCTTCGTGAAAGAGGGTGCGCCGTCAACGGTGACTTCGATGATCTCGTACTGAGAGTGATTGTTGCCGAGGATGAGGTCATGCTTTGGTTGATCGACAACATTGGTAAAGCCTGCATCTTTCAGGGCTTTGATAACATCTCTGGCATCGTCATCCTCGGAAAAGTCCGGCATTTTCACTTCGCCTATGGCAAGGTGTGATGCAGCGATCTCCTCGTCTTTCAGGCGGGCAAGTTCTGCCTGATGGACCGCAAGTTCCTGTGAGCGCTTATGCGCAGCAGAGCCGTAGATGCCACCGCCAACCAAAACTGCAACAATCAGAACCGCACTGATAAGGCATTTTTTCTTATTTGCACGGTAGTAATTGATGCCTTTGGCGATTGCACGACCGGCCTGGCGAGCATGCTTTTCCCGCTGAGCAGACGCCCATTCCTGGTAAATGTGGTCTTCTTCCGCATCCCGGGCCTCCTGTTCTTTACGGCGGCACTCAGCTTCCTCGGCCTCGCGTTGGATACGTTCTTCTTCCGCCTTCTTTTTGGCACGGCGTTCTTCAATGGGCGAAGCAAAAAGATCAATGACACGGCTTGCGTTTTCCGCAACTTTGATTTTTGCATCGTCAACGATATGTTCGGTGTGCTCCGACTTGGAATAGCTATAGTTCACATTGACGTTGATGCGAACCTGTACGCCGCAAGAGGGGCACCTGATGATTTGAGCGGTATTGTCTTCAAACTGAAGCTTTGCGCCGCACTTGGGGCATTTAGCAGTCCACATATAGGATTTCCCTTTCCTCGCAAGTCTTTACGGTTTCGATATATCGTAGACAGTCTTCATTTCATCAAGAGCGGTCTTGGCAACTTCGAGATCCGCTTTTTCAAAAGCATAAACCGCAGGCAGATTGCCGCCAGACGTTTCAGTGACGAGCAGAACGGAATCACTGCCGGGCTCCTGGTATTTGAAATTCCGGTGGCAGGTTCCCTCAGAATAATAGAAGACAGAGTCGACGCCGTTTGCAAGGCCTTCTCCCTGATAAGTTGTAAGATAGGCTTTGCCGGATTTGGATGAAGTCAACCATACCGCTTTGACGTTGGAGCCAAAGAGCAGGTAATAGGTGTCGCGGCCGGACGTATATGTGTAGGCCGTAGAAAAGTTCGCACCTGTGGTTAAAAAACTGCCTCGGAATGACTTTGCCGCAGAAGAACCCTTGAAAATTGCAAACGCGATCCACAAAACGATCAGGATGCCCAAAATGGCAAAAAGAATTCTGAGTGGATGTTTGCGGTGTTCATTGGACTCCATATGATTTCCTCTTTCCTCACAAAAATGGCTGTTAATGCCAGTATAGCACGGAAATGGGGATAAAAGCAATAAAAAGTAAAAGAAGATGAAAAATGCAGAAGGGAGGGACAAGATGAGACGACAGGATGAGCTCTGGCACTGGGGCATCAAAGGCATGAAATGGGGCGTGCGCCGCTACCAGAACAAGGACGGCACTCTGACCACTGCCGGAAAGAAGCACTACGGCGATGGCGGTGCAGACGCGGGTGATGAAGCGGCGGAATACGCTCCGAAGGCACCCAAAAAGAAAGTCAGCGACTACTCGGACGAGGAGCTGCGGGCCCAGATCAACCGGATGCAGATGGAGAAGCAGTACCGTGACCTTTCCGGCCAGACGAACGTGCGCGAGGACGACCCGAACCGGGAACTGAAACTGCAGCGGGAACGTTTGCAGCTGCAGCGGGACGTGAAAAGCCTGAAGAAGGAGATCAACGGCGGGCAGACCTTCGTGAAGACCGTGTTCAACACGGCAGGGCAGCAGGCGCTTTCCACCATGATGAAAGGTGCCATGCTGTACGCCGGAAAGCAGGCGGTGACGAACATTCTGGGCAACCCGGACCTTGCGAACGCGATGGCCACGGGCAGCGTGGGCGGACAGAACACCGACAAGAAGAAAGACAGCTGATACCGGGAGGAACTCTCTCACCGCCACAGTCTGGCTGCGCCAGAGCTATGACGGAGCTCTCCCGAGGGGGGAGAGCCTTTCTTAAAGGAAGGAAAATCAAAATGGAAACAGAAATGAGTTTTGGTTCCCGGCTGAAGCACGCCTGGAACGCTTTTCTGAACCGGGACCCTCCCCCGAACTTTGGAGGATATGCAGGCGGTTACAGCTACCGGCCTGACCGGGTGCGGCTGACGCGGGGAAACGAACGGACGTTCGTGACCAGTGTATACAACCGCATCTCGATGGACTGCAGCGCCATCACGATACAGCATGTAAGGCTCGACGAAAATGGCCGATTTGATTCAGTCATCGACTCGGGCCTTAATTCTTGCCTGAACCTCGAAGCAAACCTGGACCAGACGGGCCGGGGCCTTGTGCAGGACATTGTGATGAGCATGCTGGACGAAGGCGTGGTGGCCGTGGTGCCGGTGGAAACGAACTACGACCCCAGCCAGAGTGACAGCTACAAAATCTACTCCATGCGGGTGGGCAAAGTGCTGGAATGGTACCCCGAGCATGTGCGGGTGCGGCTTTACAACGACAAGACCGGCCAGAAAGAGGAGCTGGTCCTGCCGAAAAAGACTGTGGCTCTGATCGAGAATCCATTCTACGCCATCATGAACGAGCCGAACAGCACCATGCAGCGCCTGATCCGCAAGCTGAGCTTACTCGACGTGGTGGACGAGCAGGCAGGTGCAGGGAAGCTGGACCTGATCATTCAGCTGCCCTACGTTGTGAAAAGCGAAGCACGCCGGGAGCAGGCCAATAAGCGCCGGCAGGAGATCGAAGACCAGCTCCGCGACTCGAAGTACGGGATTGCGTGGACAGACGGCACCGAGCGGGTAACGCAGTTGAACCGCAGCCTTGAAAACAACCTTCTGAAGCAGATCGAATACCTGACGAACATGTTCTACAGTCAATTGGGTATTACCCTCGAGATCATGAACGGGACGGCAGACGAGGCGGCGATGACCAACTACTACAACCGCATCGTGGAGCCCATCGTCAGCGCGATCGTGGACGAGATGAAGCGGAAGTTCCTGACCAAAACCGCCCGCGGCCAGCGGCAGAGCATTCTGTTCTTCCGCGACCCGTTCAAGCTGGCACCCATTGGCACGGTGGCCGAGATGGCAGACAAGTTCACCCGCAACGAGATCATGAGCTCCAACGAGTTCCGGCAGGCGATCGGTCTGAAACCCTCGAAGGACCCGCGTGCGGACGAGCTGAGCAACAAGAACCTGAATCAGAGCACCGACCAGATGCAGAACCCTACCGCCATGGCAGGCGGCAAGGAGACTGTAGACAGGCTTTTGGCAAGGGAGAAAGATTCTTAACGGAATCTTGAGGAAGGAGATTTAAGAAATCAAAATGGCGAAGAAATTCGACTATGATTTTTCCGGCTATGCAACGAAGGCGAACACCCTGTGCTATGACGGACTGACCATCGCACCGGACGCCTTTAAGGGCGACGACGGGCGAAAGGTGCCGGTGGTGTGGAACCACGACCACTCGGACCCGGAGCATGTGCTGGGGCACGCCCTTTTGCAGAACCGGAAAGACGGCGTTTATGCCTATGTGAAGATGAACGACAGCCCCAGCGGCCAGAGCGCACTGGAAGCTGTGCGCAGCGGCGACATTGATGCCATGAGCATCTTTGCAAATGGACTGAAGAAAGCAGGCCAGACCGTGATGCACGGTGTGATCCGGGAGCTGAGTCTGGTGCTGGCGGGCTGCAACCCGGGTGCGGTGATCGACGAGATCGTGGAGCACAGCGCGGATTACAACGCAGAGGAAGGCGAGGAAGCCTTTATCTATACGGACGGCGGGATCAGCCTGAAGCACGGACTTGACCCCGACGACACCCCTTTGGACGAGGAGGAAGACAACATGGCACAGGCAGGCGGTAAGACGCTGGAAGAAGTGTACAACAGCATGACCCCCGAACAGCAGGAGTGCTGCTGCGCACTGGTGGGCATGGCAAAAAAAGGCCTTGACAAAGACGACCCCAATGCAGAGGCCAACAACGACAAGGATGATGAAGACAAGGAGGACGAAACCGTGAAGCACAATGTTTTTGACAACGACAAGGACCAGGGCGTGCTGAAGCACAGCATTGACGAGATCAACAAGGTGGTGAAGACCGCCAAGACCTGTGGCACTATGAAGGCTGCTTTTGCAAATGCCGGCATTGAGGACAGCGAAGTGAACGCCCTGTGCCACGGCATTGACAACATCGACTGGCTGTTCCCGGAAGATCGCCTGCTGGACACCCCGCCCCGCATCATTGACAAGCCTGACGACTGGGTGAGCGTGGTAATGGGCGGCGTGAAGCACATCCCGTTCAGCCGCTTCAAGAGCCTGTTTGCGGACCTGACCGAGGACGATGCACGTGCCAAGGGCTACCTGAAGGGCAACTACAAGACCGAAGAGGTATTCGGCCTGCTGCGCCGCTCCACCGGCCCGACCACGGTGTACAAGAAGCAGGAGCTGGATCGCGACGACGTGATCGACATTACCAGCTTTGACGTGGTGGCATGGCTGCGCAACGAGATGCGCTACAAGCTGGACCGTGAGCTGGCACTGGCCTACATTCTGGGCGATGGCCGCATGGCAGCAAGCCGCGACAAGATCGACGAGAACTGCATCCGCCCGGTGTTCAACGATGCCGACCTGTTTACCATCAAGGTACAGGTGAAGACTACCGGCATGACCACCGTGGAGGACAAGTACAAGGCCTTTATCAAGCAGGCCATCCGTGCCCGCAAGGACTACCGCGGCAGCGGCACCCCGACCATGTTTACCACTGAGGATGCCCTGACCGAGATGCTGCTGCTGGAAGACGGCATGGGCCGCCCGCTGTACACGGACGAGGCCGCACTGGCCCGCAAGCTGCGCGTTGCCAAGATCGTGACCATTCCCGAAATGGAAGGCCGCAAGGGTGCCAAGGGCGGCAATCTGGCTGCCGTGATCGTGAACCTGGCCGACTACACCGTGGGTGCGGACAAGGGCGGTGCCGTGAGCATGTTCGATGATTTTGACATCGACTTCAATGCACAGAAGTACCTGATCGAGACCCGCTGCTCCGGTGCACTGACCAGCCCCTACAGCGCTATGGCCATTGAGTGGGCTGCTTAAAAAGGAGGTAAACCGATATGCTGAAACCCTGTTACGAGACCGGCTATGACCTGCATGTGGCAAACTACATTGCCTACGCAAATGAGGGCAAGCTGTACGAGGATGCCGACCACAAGACCGAGGCTGCGCAGGAAGACTGCGAGAAGGCCTTTAAGCTGGGCCGACTGATGATCGATAACGGCACCGAGCTGTGCCAGGCGGTGGCAAAGACCAGCGCAGGCTTTGTGACCTACGACGGCAAGACTGCTGTGACCTACACCGCCAAGGCCTGATTCTTCAGGCTTTGAGGTTAGTATAAACTAATCAAAATGGAGTGAAGGTGCGCTATGAGCAAGTGGTTTGGAAAGCTGGGATTTGTTGAGACCCAGGAGACAGAGCCGAGTGTCTACTCGGAGATCGTGACAGAGCGTGACTGTTACGGCGATCTTGTGCGGAACACGCGCAGAATCCAGTCCGGCGACAAGGTGAACGATGATATCAGCCTTGCGAACACGCTAAGCGTCATCGCAGACCCTTACATTCAGGAGCACTTTTGCGATCTCCGGTATGTGACGCTTTACGGAGGAAAATGGAAAGTGACAGACGTGACGGTGGATTACCCGCGTCTGACCCTGACACTGGGAGGGCTGTACCATGGCAGTGAAGCTCAGTGAACGGCGAATGGCGCTGGACAAGTATCTGCGTGCCATCGTGAAGAAACGGTGCGGCAGTGAAAATGTCTACTATCAGCCGCCCGCAAATCTGCGGATGAAGTACCCCTGCATCTGCTACGAACTTTCCAAAATTCGCAACAGGGATGCGGACGACCGGGTATACCGGCAGACCTTTCATTACACCGTGACAGTGATCGACACAAAACCGGACAGCGAAATGACGGCGGCCATGGGCGAGCTTGCAAAGGCTTCTCATGACCGCCAATTTATTTCGGACAACTTATACCACGACGTATTCAGCGTGTGGTACTGACACCTATTTATAAAGGAGGATAAAACCTATGGCAAAAATCAAGTGGGATGAAGACGGCAAGCGCAAGTTCCATGCCGGTGTTTCGCATGGCGTGGTTTACCCCAAGGCAGATGGTGAAGGCTATGAGAACGGCGCAGGCTGGAACGGCCTGACCGGCGTGACCGAGAGCCCCAGCGGCGCAGAGCCCACCGACCTGTGGGCCGACAACATGAAGTATGCACGCCTGATCTCCGGCGAGGACTACAGCTTTACCATTGAGGCGTACATGTACCCCGAGGAGTTCGAGCCCTGCGACGGCCTGTCGACCCCGGTCAAGGGTGTGCGCATCTGCCAGCAGAAGCGCAAGGGCTTTGGCTTCAGCTGGCAGACCAAGGTGGGCACCGACGAGGACCCGGACAAGGGCTATATCATCCATGTGGTGTGGAACGCCACCGCAAAGCCTGCGGAAAAGACCCACGAGACCATGAACGACAGCCCGGATGCCGAGACCTTCAGCTGGGAGTGCGACACCGTTCCCGTGAACATTGCCGACCTCAAGCCTTCCGCTGTGGCTGAGTTCGACAGCACCGAGCTGACCGCAAAGCAGATGAAGGCTGTGGAAGACCTGCTGTACGGCACCGAGAGCGCCGAGGCAACTCTGCCCAGCCCGGACGAACTGCTGGCCGCTGTGAAGGCTGCTGTGTAAGCCCGGAAAAATTCAAAATGAAGTAAAGGAGAAACCATCATGGTTAAGAAAACCATTACCTACACTGACTACGACGGCACCGAACGCACCGAGGATTTCTACTTCAACCTGAGCGAAGCGGAGATCACCGAGATGCAGCTGAGCGTGGAGGGCGGCATGCGCGGCTACATTGAGAAGATCGTCGCCGCAAAGAGCCAGCTGGAGCTGGTGAAGCTGTTCAAGGACATTCTGCTGCGCAGCTACGGCAAGAAAAGCCTGGACGGCCGCCTGTTTGTGAAGAACGAGGCCAACACCGCCGAATTCGTGGCAAGCCCGGCCTACAGCATCATCTACATGGAGCTTGTGACCGACACGGCTGCCGCCACCAAGTTCGTGAACGGCCTGATCCCGGCAGGCGCGCAGAACCCCGCCATGGCTATGGCTGCAACCGCAAACGCACTGCCCGCACTGAATCAGGGTTGATAAGACCCGCCCCATACGGGGCAGAGGCTGACCGGGAATTTTCCGGTTAGCCTTTATTTTTTTGTCTGAGTACAGACACGCATTTGAAAAAACAGGGAGAGTGAAAACAATGCTGGAGATCAACATTCCCGGCAATGAACGCTGGGACGAGAAGGCCTGCGTATTTGTCTACGACAAGCCTGCGACCCTGCGGCTGGAACACAGCCTGCTCTCCCTGTCCAAATGGGAAAGCAAGTGGCACAAGCCGTTTCTGGACGAATCAAAGCCAAGGACGCAGGAGGAAACGCTGGACTATGTCCGGTGCATGACCCTGACACAGGGAGTGGACCCGGGCGTCTATTACCGGCTGACCCGGGAGAACATGGCTGCCATTCAACGATATATTCAGGATCCCATGACCGCCGCGACCTTTAAAGAGCGCAAAAGCGCAAAAAGGCGAGCGCGGTACCAGAGTGCAGAGACTTTTTATGCCGCCATGGCAAGCTACGGCATTCCGTTCAGCTGCGAAAAGTGGCATCTGAACCGGCTGCTGGCGCTGATCCGGGCCTGCGGCGAAGAAAACATGCCGCCCGAGAAGATGGGCAGGCGGGAGCAGGCCGCGCACATCCGGGCACTGAACGCTCAGCGGAGAGCGAAGATGCACTCGAGGGGGTGAGGACCCTCTCACCGCTCCGTCTGGCAAATGCCAGCGCGTCGCGGAGCTCTCCCAAAGGGCGAGCCATGCTTAGAGGAAGAAAAATAGGAGATTTTTTCATGTCAAAGGTGATCTCGATCCGGCAGAAAGGCGACTTTAAGAAAAGCCTGACCTTTTTCAGCCATGTGAAAAGCTGGAGCGTAAAGCCCATCCTGGAAAAATATGGGAAGCTTGGGGTGGAGCGGCTGTACGAAGCCACACCGAAAGCAACCGGAAAGACAGCGGCGAGCTGGAGCTACGAAATCAAAATGGACAAGACCGGGGCGACCCTTTGCTGGAAAAACGCGAACATCGTGGACGGCGTGCCGATCGCGGTCATTTTACAATACGGACACGGAACAAGAAACGGAGCCTATGTGCAGGGAGTGGACTACATCAACCCTGCGCTGGGTCCTGTTTTTTGTGCTCTGGCCGATGAACTGTGGAAGGAGGTAAAGAGCCTTTGAGTCAGGAAATTGACGAGCGCGTGGTAGAAATGCGGTTCGACAACGCGCAGTTCGAACGGAATACCCGGCAGAGCATCAAGACCCTGAACGCGCTGAACGAAAGCCTGAAGCTGGAAGGTGCCGAGAAAAGCTTTGAGAAAATTGAAGACGCATCGGCAAAAGTGGACTTTGACAAGATGCAGAGTGCACTGGAAAGCCTGAACAGCAAGTTCTCGGCGGTGGAAGTGATGGGCGTGACCGCATTGATGCGCATCACGAACCAGGCCATGGACACCGGAGAAAAGCTGGTAAAGAGCCTTTCCATCGACCAGGTGACCAGCGGCTGGAACAAATACGCCCAGAAGACTGCCAGCGTCCAGACCATCATGAACGCAACGGGCAAGAGCATCACGAAAGTGAACGGGTATCTTGAAAAGCTGATGTGGTTCTCGGACGAGACCAGCTACGGCTTCACGGACATGACGAGCGCCCTTTCGACCCTGACAGCCGCAGGCGGCGACATTGAGAAAATGATCCCGATGATCATGGGTATGGCAAACGCCACGGCCTATGCGGGCAAGGGCGCGGCCGAGTTCCAGCGGGTGATCTACAATCTGGCGCAGAGCTACGGCACCGGTGCCATCCAGCTGATCGACTGGAAAAGCGTGGAACAGGCAGGCGTGGCCAGCCAGCAGCTGAAACAGCTGCTCATCGACACCGGCGTGGAGCTTGGCAAGATCAAGAAAGGCGCTGTGACCACCGGCACCTTTGACAACAGCTTGCAGAAGAAGTGGGCCGACAAAGAAGTGATGGAGACCGCCTTTGGCAAGTATGCGGAGTTCAGCAACGCCGTGAAGGAGATGGTGGACGCGAACCCCGGAATGCTGGCGACGCAGGCCATTGAAGCACTGGCTGACCAGTACGACGAAGTATCGGTGAAGGCATTCAAAGCCGCGCAGGAAGCAAAGAGCTTTTCCGAAGCGGTGGACGCAACGAAGGACGCCGTGAGTTCCGGCTGGATGGAGACCTTTGACATCCTGTTCGGCAACTATGAGGAGGCAAAGGGCTTCTGGAGCGACCTGGCGGAAGAATTCTGGACCATGTTCGCAGGCGGCGCGGCAGGGCGGAACAACTGGCTGAAAAGCGCCTTTGACTCCGGCCTTGACCAGCTGCTGGGGACGGACGGATTCGGAAACGCGGGCGACAACTACACACAGCTGCTGGAAAAGAGCCTTGTGAAGACGGGACTGTTGACACAGGATGCCATTGACGACGCCGGAAGCTTCCAGAAGGCTTTGGAAGAAAGCGGCGTGACGGCACAGCAGCTGGAGAGCGTGATCGACGACTCGGCGGACGGCTATGCAAAGCTGTTGGAGCTGAGCGACGCAGAACTGAAAAAGAACAACCTCAGCCGGGAAGGCGTGAAGAAGCTGGCTGACGCTTACGCCGCGATGGCGGAGAAAATTCAAAATGGAAGCGTCGATCTGGACGAATTCTCGGGCAAGATGAACCAGCTTTCGGGCCGGGAGCACTTTTTTAACGGGATCCTGAACATTCTGGACGGCGTCAACAGCGTGCTGGAGCCCATCCGCGGGGCGTTTGGCGAGGTGTTCATGACCGACGGCAGCCCGCTGTACAATTTTTTGAAGGGGTTTGACGAGCTGACCGGGAAAATGCAGCTGAGCGAAGCCGCGGCGCAGAAAGTGCAGAAGGTCTTTAAGGGATTTTTCAGCGTGCTGAACATCGGATTCAAGGCGGTGAAGGTAACGGTGAAGACGGCCTTTGCGATCCTTGAAAAAGTGCTGAACATCCTGAGCCCGGTGACCGACCTGCTGCTGGGCATCGGCTCCCGGATCGGCGAAGTGCTGGCCTGGGCAGACCAGAGCATGGGAAAGGCGGAGAGCCTGACCGATGTGCTGGCGATTCTGGTGGGTGCCATTGGTGCGCTGGTGAGCCCCATCGGCGAGGTGCTGAGCGGTTTCCGCAGCATCGTGCGCGGTGGAAGTGTGGAAGACGCAAAGCAGCAGTTCGGCGGTTTTGCCGCTGTGGTGAATGCCGTGGGCGGGGTGCTGGAGAAATTCAAAATAGGAAGCATTTCGGCCAGCGGCATCATCGGGAAAGCGGTGACGGTGCTTGGGGGCATCCTTACGCTCGCCTTTGACGGCATCGGCGCGGTGATCGGCAGTGCATTCTCCGGTTTTCAGGACGCGGGGCGGACGGTCGAGGCTTTCAAAGAAAGTCACGTTCCGATGCTGGAAACTATCCGCGACGCGGTGCTGAGCATCCCCGAAAAGGCAGGCGAAGCCCTGAAAGATTTCGGCGGGACGCTTGGCAGCGTGATGAGCACCATCAGCTCGGCGTGCCAGAAAGCACTGGATGCCGTGAAAGGCTTCTTTAACCTGCGGGACGGCGTGGACCTTTACCGGCTGCTGGCTCTGCTGGATGTGGGCGCGCTGGCGCTGGGTATCTATGGAGTTGCAAAGGCGCTGAGCAGCCTGAACAGTTCGATGAAGAAAATAATCGCGAATCCGCTGACCGATCTGCTGACCAGCATGAAGGGCGCGGTAGACGCCTGGACAAAAGAGCACACGACGAACAATTTTGTCTCTACGGCGAAAGGCATTGCGACGGCAGTCGGCATTATCAGCGCAAGTATGTATTTGCTGAGCAGAATTGACAACCCGGTAATGGCCGTGCAGGCACTTGTAAGCGTTCTGACGACATTGTTCGGTATGGTGGTGGCTCTGCGCGTGCTGGGAAAAGCAGACCTGACCGGACTGGATACAGCAAAGCTGCTCGGAACCGTCACCGCGATCAGCATTGGAATGGCGGTGCTGACAAGTGCAGTATCCAAACTTGGAAAGATGGATGCGCGGCGGCTCGAAAACAGCATTGACGCAGTCGGACACATCGCCGCAGTGCTGGCGGGTATGACCGGGCTGATGGCCTTGTTCAATAAGCAGCTCGGGGGCGTAACGGGAGCAAGCGGATTCGTGGCCGCAGCAGCTGCCGTGGATATGATCGCGCTGGCACTGATCCCGCTGGCAAAGGCAGAAGAAAGCGGCCGTGACATTGACGGGGCAGTAAAAGCCATCAACGGCGTGGCCATCGCCATGAGCGTGCTGATGGTTGCATCCGGCTTTGCGCAGAAGCTTTCGGGAAGCGCAAAAGAGAACACGATCGACAAGATCATCAAGTATCTCGTGAAGCTGGGCGGAATGCTGATCGCCATCAACGCGATGGGAAGTGCTCTGCTGATGGCGGCGGGGGCTGTGGCGATTTTTGCAAGCCTTGGCGACAGCCTGAAGACAGGGCTTATCGGTGCTGCTGTCATGATCGCTGAAGTTGCGGTCGCGCTGGGCGTGCTGTCCAAGCTGAAGCTCAACCCCACGCGGATGAAGAAGGCGGCAAGCGCGATGCTGACGGCAAGTGCGGCATTGACCGTGATGGCCGCAGCGGCTGCACTGATGGGGAAAGCAGTAAAATCGGACGGCGGCAACGGCTTTGTGGTTATGAGTGTCGGGCTTGCGGAACTGGCAGGAGCAATGTATCTGCTGGGCAAAAATTCGATGGAAAACGCAGCAGCTGCAACGGCAATGCTGGCCATGGGGGCCGCACTGGTCGAGATAGCGGCTGCGTTGCAGATGCTGGCCAATGTGCCGTTTGAAAGCGTCTGTGTGAACCTGGGATTGCTCGGCACAGCATTGCTGATCCTCGTTGGAATGACGTATCTTTTGCCGGACAGCTCAGTGAAGCTGGGGACCATTGCGTTGGCGTGCGTGGGCATGGCGACGGCGCTGCTTTTGCTGACCCCGGCACTGAAAGGGCTTGCGAGCCTGAACTGGCAGCAGGCGTTGTCCGGCGTGATCGCCATGGTGGGCATTATGGCGGCCGTGCTTGGAAGCAGCTATCTGATCGGGCAGTTCCCCGCGATCGGAGCCGGACTTTTGACGCTGGCCAGTGCATTGGTGGTGTTGGCAAAGGCGTTCAGCACCTTCGCGGGAGGACTTATCAAATTCTCCATCGCGGCGGGCATCCTGGCGATCCTGAGCGAGTTCGCAGGGCCGATCTGCGAAGCAATCGTAACCGCCGCACCCGATATCAAAGAGGCACTTCTGACGATCCTCCGTGTGATCTCGGAGGTCATTATCGAGGGCGCACCGTACATCATCGCGACGCTGGTGGCGTTGTTTGATATTTTGTACTACACGCTCATTGGGTGCATCAACCTTCTGTGGGAGGGTGACGGCGAACACGCCGGTATCAAAGATGCACTGGCAGACCTTTGGAGCAATCTGAAGCAGTGGATTTCCGATGCGTTTGCCAACGGGGAGATCATCACAGACGAAGATACGGCAAATTTCGCTTCAATCATTGTCAATAAGCTGGCAGAAGCCTTGGAGAAAGCTTTTGCGATGCTGAACCCCGGCGAATGGCTGAGCAGGAAGGCAACGGAACTTATCTGGAGCCCTGACTCGGTATTGAACAAGGGGCGGAATTGGGCGGATATTCTGTTGGGTGACGAGGGAACGCCGACGAGAGAGTTTGCGGGGCTTTTCGGTCTGGGCAAAGCTGCATCGGAGACAGCGGAGGCACAAAATCAAAGCGCAGATGCCGCCAATGCAAACGCAGCAGCAACACAGCTTTCGGCACAGGCAATGCATGAAAATGCCGGGGAAGTCGGAAAAGCCGCTGCGGCCACCACGACCGCAGCAAATGCGGCAAACGATGAGACGGGTGCCTTGCTCGCCGTGACCGACGAATACGGACGGGTCGTCTATCTGACGGAAGACGCGGCGCGGGCCATGCTGGGGAATGCGGATGCTGCCGACAGCACGGCGACCGCAGCCGGAAATGCGGCAGATGCAATGGGGCAGACCGCTGCAGCCATGAACACGGCAACGCAGACTGCCGCCGGAAATGTGGATAAACTGAGTGCCGTTGCGACACAGGTAGCCGCCAAAGAAGGCGACGTGGCGGACAAAACGACCGAAACGCTCGAAAACGGACTTTCCGCAGGCGAGGTGACGGCGGAAGAAGCAGGTGGGAACATCATCCAGTCGCTGTGGGATTCCGTGTGCTCGAAAATCGACGAGCTGTTCCCGAACCTTGGCGGCAAAGTGCAGAGCGCGATGTCGAGCGCCCTGAACGGGGCGAAGAATGCGCTGGAGCAGGTCACACCGACAGACCCCTCGACGCTGGTGGGCAACCTGCTGGGCGGCGGGAGCCCCGTCGATGCCCTGCTGAGCGGAGCGGGCCTGACCACGGACGACCTGATCGAAGCGGCACAGGAAGACAACAACTCCGGCAGCACCGGCGGGACAGGAACAACCCCGAAAAGCACCACCAGCAAAACGAAGAAGACCCTCGCTCAGCAGATCACCGAGAAGTACAAGACCCGGCTTGAGGCCAACAAGGCCCTGCGGGAAGCCATGGACAGCGAATACGAGCTGTGGCAGACCGAGAACCAGTATTCGGCTGACGCCGACACGCTGCTGGCGAAGAAGACCGAGAATGCTGCGGCGGAGATCGCGAACCAGACCGACCGGGTGGCCATTGCACAGGCAAAGTACGACGAGCTTTATTCAAAATGGGGCGCGGACAAGACCGAAACCCGACAGGCTTACGCGGACCTGCTGAGCGAGAAAACGAGCCTTGCAAAGCTGAAAGCCGAGCAGTACACGAACCTGTTCGAAGATGTGGCGAAACGCTACGACACGAACCTGAGCACACTGGAGAAAGAGTACAGCCTGTGGACGGCGGAGAACGACAAGACCGCCACGAAGACCGACAAGCTGAACCGGGAAACCGAGTACATGACGGCCGAACTTGAGGTCAAGCAGAAGAAGCTTGCCAACGCCCAGGAGCAGTACGGCACCCTCAAGGCGCAGTACGGCGAACAGGACCTGCGGACGCTGGAAGCCTACAACGACCTGCTGGACGCCCAGACCGAAGCGGCCAAGCTGCAGGCGGACATTGCGAACCAGGAACTGGAGCTGATCGAAGCGCAGATCGACGCGATCTCGAGTGCACAGAGCCGGATGCAGACCCGGATGGACATCCTTTCGACGGCCTACGATGACGGCAGCCTGAGCGAACGGGAAAGCGCTTACGAGCAGGCGGTGGAGCAGTACGGCAAGGACAGCGAGGAAGCCCGGAAAGCGCGCTTCCAGGGAACGACCAGCGCCATCCTTTCCACGGTGACCGCCCTGAAGAACCTGAACTACCAGATGCAGCAGACGAACAAGCTGCAGGCAGAACTGGCGGAGCTGACCCCGGGAACAGACACCTACGACAGCAAGCAGTCGGAGATCCTCTCCTCGAAAAGCTCGTTCATCGGGTTCGCGTCCAACCTGGCCGATGCGCTGAACATGGAAGACACGGGCAAGCGGGCCATGCTGATCTTTGCAAACTCGATCCAGGACCACTGGGGCGAAGTGAGCAAGGCGTTCCAGACCGTGATGACGAAGGTATCCGCAGGCATGTCGGAAGGCATGAAGCAGACCTTCAGCGACGCATTTGGCTGGATGTCCAGCGACGAAGGCATCCAGATGGAGACCGAATTCATCTCGGCCATCTCCAGTGCCTTGCAGGGTGACTGGGGCGGAGCGGTGGCGTCTGCCTTTGCATTCGGCATGGACCTTGCCTTCAGCGATGCAGGAAAGAGTGCCCGGGAATGGGTGGCAAAGCTGTTTGCCGAAGACATCCTGCCCGGAATTCAAAATGGCTCGGGGCAGCTGACCGAGGTGATCGGACAGGCCATGGGCGAGATCGGCAAGATGGCGCAGGGAAGCGGCGGCGTGGTCGAAACGCTGGGCAACATTGGCACCGTACTGAGCAACGTGGGCGGTGTGCTGATGAGCTTCCTCTCCGAATTCTGGTGGGTATTCCTCATCGTGGGAGCCATTGCGGCGGTCATCGGCGGCATTGCATGGTACGCCAACAAGAAAAAGCAGAGCCAGGGCAGCGGCATCTACGACGTGGGCAAGGACCTGAACAAGGACTTTGCGGACGGCGTGGAAGACGGCTTTGACGATGTGGACAACGCCGTGACCGACATGACCGAGAACGCTGTGGACATTGCACGGGGAGCCCTTTCGACCATCGACCGGGTCATGGGGGATGACTACGAGTACACGCCCCAGATCACGCCGGTGGTGGACCTTTCGAACGTGATCGAGAGCGCGGACGAGGCTACAGGAGCCTTTGAAGCCACCACGAAAGCCATGACTCTGGACGACGATGTGAGCCGGAAGATGGCCGCCCAGATCGAGGCGCAGGCTGAAATTCAAAATGGATTGAAGCAGGCATCGAATGCGGAGACCCTGAATGCCATCAGCGCTCTGGGGGCCCACATGGACGGCGTGGCCCAGAGCATCAAGGGCATGAGCGTGAACATCAACGGGCGCAAGACCATCGGCTACATCGACAGCGAGATGGGCAGACGTGTGGCGGCGAAGGTGAGGTGACGTGACATGAAAACAAGCCTTGGAAACCTTGCCGAAGGAACCATCGTGCCGATGCTGGAGCGCGGCAGCAAAGTGAACTACATCGTGGCGAAGCACAACTACCAGAGCGATGTGAACGGCGGCGGACACACGATGCTGATCCGGGCGGGGGTGCTGGGCTCCTACGAGTGGAAAAAATCGAGCAGCAACAGTTACGAGCTGCCGGAATATGCGAAGTACGACACGGACTCGAAGATCCCGGATGTGCTGGAAAACTACTACCAGGGTGTATTCGATGCGCTGACCCTTGCGGCCTGCAAGCCGGTGCGGATCAAGTATTCGCCGAACGGAAGTACGGTGACTTCGACAAGATCGCACCGCTTTTTCATCCTCTCGCGAGGTGATCTGGCGTCGTGGTCCTATTCGGACGGCGACCGGCTCAACGCCACGGTGGTGAATGCACTGGTGAGCAGCGTTGGAAACAACGTGTCCCTGCTGCTGCGCTCAACGACCGATGACTACGACACGAAGCTGGACCCCGACAGCAACACGTATGTGCAGGACGGTGACAAGTACGGCGCGGTCTACATCGCGAGGATCATCAACAACCGTCTCTACGATACCAGCTACACCGTTCATGGGCACGAGGCGGCATCTGTTCTGCCCTGCATCGTACTGTACGACACGGCTGGCGTCGGCGAGGACGGCATCCTGCGGGGAAACCACGTCCCGGAAATCAGCAGCTACTACTTCGGGACGGAACAGGTGCACACGAAGCACAACGACTTCCGGGTGGCATACAGCGTACACGACGAGGACGGCGACGAGATGACCGTGACCGAACTGCTGGACGGCAAGACGGTACTGCGGACCTACACGCCCGTGGACGGGGAGACCAACAACACGGTGTGGGTCGGGAGCGCACTGCTGCCGCTGGGCGAGTACGGCGTGGACCACAAGCTGACCGTGCGGGTGACCGACGGCGCAGCGACCGCAGAAAAGCACTACCTGTTCCGCATGACCTACAAGCAGGGCTATGCGGTGTACATTGGGAAGATCGCGGGCAATGCAGACAGAACCGGCTACTATTGGACCGAACGGCACGCCCTGCACGATGCTTCCGACGAGGCGCTGCCGATCGTTCTGGAGCCGGAACTGACACTGGAAAAGAACAGCTTCGGTTCCTTTGTCTTCACCGTCCCGGCGATAAACCCCTATTACGACAAGCTGGCCCTGAAGACCACCGTGATCTCAGTGGAGGAAGACGGCGTGGAGATCTTCATGGGGTATGTGACCGAGCTGAACAAGAACTTTGATCTGGATATCGAAGTGACCTGTGAGGGGGAACTTGGATATTTGCAGGACCGGGACTGCATTATCGAGAACCGGGCCTATGCCACCGAAGAACTGGTACGCCTTGCCGTAACGCCGGACGGAGACTACGGAACGAACTTCGCCATCGAAGGAAAAACCTTCAATTTGGGTTCTGTAACCGTGGTAAAGCCGGACGCAGACAAGGACACCACCGAAACGAAGGCCATCAGTGACTGCTGGAGCGTTTTGTACTCGAACCTCGTGGGAAACTACGGGGGATTTCTGCGGGTGCGGAAAACCGTCAAAATGGAAGACGGAAAGAAGGTCTACCGGCGGTATCTCGACTATCTGGCGGAAGTCACGGACGAATCGGAGCAAGTGATCCAGTTCGGCGTGAACCTGCTGGACCTTTCGTACTATCTGAAGTCGAACACCATCGTGAACTCCATCATCGTGATGGGCTATGCGACCAGCGGCTGGTGGATCTTCTCGAGCACGAGTCCCATCAAGGTGGAGGTGCGAAACGACAAATCCATTGAACTGTACGGCCTGTGCCAGCGCATGATGACGGTGGACGGCACGAAGTCGAGCCCGGAATCCCTGCGGGCAAAAGGTCTGGAGGAACTGAAAAAATATAACCCGGATCAGTTCACCGGCAGCATTACCATCAACGCCGCGGATCTTGCAGATACCGGCGTGGACGTGGACCGGTTGGGATTCCTCAAGAATGTGCGGTGCATCAGCGAAGCGCACGGACTGAAAAACTGGATCCTCTGCACGAAAGAGGTCATTCCGCTGGATGCACCCGAGGAAAAGGAATTTACCTTTGGTGACACGACCAACCTGACCACCCTGCAGGCTTCGACCTTTGGCACGGCAGGCAAGGCGTGGAAGGCGATCCAGTCCACGATCCGGTATATGAGCAGCGGAGGTTAAGGATGTATCATTCTCTTATTATCAATGTAGGCGAGGGCTACATCAACACCTGGGACGACTGGTTCCTCATCCCATCCTCACGGCCGGTCATCAGCCCGCCCATCGAGCGGACAAATTTCGTGACCGTGCCAGGCCGGGACGGAAATCTGGACTACAGCCAGAGCGTTTCGGGCAAGCCGACCTTCGACAACCGCACCGGAAAAATCGAGTTCTACCTCGAGAATGATATTCCGGGCTGGGACTGGGAGACCGCTTACACCACCATCTGCGAGACGCTGAAAGGCCAGCGGGTGCGCATGGCACTGGAAGACAACCCGGCCCACTACTACGAAGGCCTTATCTGGGTGAACCAGTACAAGAGCGCCAAGGGGCATTCGACCATCACACTGGAGTACAACCTGCACCCCACCATGAAGACCCTGAACGTAGGGGCCGTTGTGATGAACGTGGAGACGCTTCAGCTGACGAAGGGGATGGAGTTCCAGCTCCTTGTGGGCGTGGGGCCGACAAACACCTTCTTCCGCAAGGTGACGGTGACCGCCGCGCCGAAGGGCATCGTGGAGATCACGCAAAACGGGACCGTGAAGGGCCTGAAGAAGGGGACTGCGGTCATCACGGCCGAGTGCGGCGGCGTGAAGGCAGAGTGCACGGTGGAAGTGGGAGCCTTTGAGACCCACGCCATCCACCGGCTGCTGAGTACGGGCGTGACCGAGACGAACCCGGTGGACTCTGTCGTGGACGGTGGAAGCTACCAGAACATCCTCGCGGTGAAGGACAAGGAAAACACGACGCTGGAAGTGAGCCTGACCATGGGCGGCGAGGACTGCACGAGCACTTACGTTACCATGGACGAGGACAAGCTTTTGGCGCAAATCAAAATGGATGCGGTCACGGGTGATATTCAGATCGCGGCAACAGCACTCCCGAAGGCGGAGACAGCGGCACTTCGGCTGGAACCACTGGCGGCATCCATGACACTGAAACGGGTGAACGGCTCGTTCCGAATCTGAAAGAAAGGGTGATATTTTGAGTCTGGAAGCATACTCCATTTTGAAAAACGGCAACCAGAAGCTCTCGGAACACTTCAAGGTCCGGGAGTTTTATTGTCGGGACGGGTCGGACCCGGTGTTCATCGACACGGAACTCGTTGATATTCTGGAGAAGATTCGGGTGCACTTCGGCAAGCCGGTGACCATTACGAGCGCATTCCGCACGGCGAGCCACAACAAGGCCGTTGGCGGGGCGACCTACAGTCAGCACTGTTACGGCAAGGCAGCGGACATTCAGGTACAGGGCATCAGCGTGGAGAACGTGTATGCCTACGCGGACAAGCTGCTGGGCAATGCTGGCGGCTGCGGCATCTACCCGCCCGGTCTCGGCAGAGCAAACGGCTGGGTGCACGTGGATGTGCGCAAAGAGAAAAGCCGCTGGAAGGGGTGAGCGCCGATGGAGACCGTCATTGCCGCCATCCTCAGCGGCGTTGTGACCCTGATTGGCGTGCTGATCGCAAACTCGCGGTCCAATGCCGTGATGGAGTACAAAATTGAGGAGCTGACACGGGAAGTCCGCAAGCACAACGGCTTTGCGGAGAAGATCCCGGTCATCCAGAGGGACATTCAGGTGCTGAACCACAGAATGACCGACATCGAAACACACGAACATGAACACGAAAGGGGATAAGACTATGAACTTCAAGATCTCTGCGGGCACCATCGCCCGTACTGCCTGCCTGCTGCTGGCGCTGCTGAACCAGGTGCTGTGTGCCCTCGGCAAGAGCCCGCTGCCCATCGAGAGCGAGACCCTCAACCAGCTGGTGACGACTTCTCTGACCGTGACCGCTGCACTGGTGTCCTGGTGGAAGAACAACTCCTTCACCAAGGAAGCCATTGCGGCCGACAAGGAGTACGAACGGCTGCGGGCAAAGAACAGCAAGTAATTGATATTTGGGCGGCGCGGGAGAAGGAGTCGATCCACACGAGTCCAAGCTGAATGATTCTTTCGCGACGCCTGAAAAAGTTTCATCTGGCACTCACCGAAGACAGGATATGTCTTGAGAAATTCAAAATGGAGTGACCGGTAAGATGAAGAAAGCCCCTGCAACGATCGTTTATAGCTCTGAGTGGGAGCTGTGAGCGAAAGTTGCAGGGACTTTTATTTTTGGGAGTTTTGTGATATTATAAGGTGATTTCAAATCCACAAAGCAACTAGACTCGATTGAGCGCGGCTGGATTGGGCAGAAAGAGTGCTGGAGCGAGCATTCCTTTGAAAAAGATTCGGTGATACGATGGATTTTTGAGGCAGGGAAGTGTGTGCAACACCATCAGTATCTGATCACGTAAAACAACTTCATAAAATGTTTGAATCGCTCTTTCGGGAAACCGGAAGGGCGATTTTTTGTGCCTTTTTTCTGCTGCGGCAGCAGAAGGAAAGAACGCTGCCGTTTGCGTAGAAACAGCATCTTTGTCAAACGGAATTACTGAAAAGCACAAGCAGAGAATGGTAAAATAAGAACGATGATGCGACAATAATTGTGATGTATAAACAAAGAGTATCTTTGTGGATTGATTTAAAATCAACTGAAGTGTACAAATGAAAACGATTTCAAACCAGCAGAAAATTTGATTTATACAAAGCGTACTCCTTTGCGGAATGCGCCGCAATGTGGTATACTAATTAAAATGGATTTCGTGCCGCATTTGCAGTTTGCAGTGCCAACGCGGCAGCGGAAAATGGAGAGCGGGAGCGTGGAAAAT